AAAACTGTTAGTGGATTTTGCCCGATTGACATTCGTTAACTCCTTCAACTAACATCGTATATAGTTTGCGAAGGTGATCTGTTGTAAAGTATGCTTGGCATTCTGGACTTTTCTTTGCCTTGCTCATGCCGATCTTCTTTAAAACACGCCGGTATATTTCGGCTCGCTCTAAAGGCTTAACTTTACTTTTATCCATAGGTAATCTCCTTTTTTGCATCCCAAGTCAACATAGACCTATTAAATTCCACCTTTATTGGTACCGTTATTTGTGGATAATCGGTCATTATTCTATTAGTGTTTACCATTATAGAGTCCAAATCTGGTAAAAGAGAACGATGTAGTTCCATAACTAATTCGTCATGCACCGGTAATATACAACGTGCTAAGGGGTATCCAATCTCATTTATAAAGTAATTATCTACATCGACCTGGGCATGCTTAAATAATGCCGCCGCACTACCTTGGATTTTATAGTCTGTGGCGACATAAGCTCTATCGGATTCTGTCCTTAATTTCCTCCCGAAGTATGTTTCGATGTAACCATTCTTTTTTGCAAATAAGGTACATTCATCCATAAATGCATATATTTCAGGAAAATCCTTTTTATCACGCTCATATCCTACGGTAACTTCTTCTATAGATAACCCAAGAGTATCGGCTGTTTGTTTTATTCCTGCCCCGTAGAACATTGCAAACCGGGCATTTTTAGCTTTACTCCTCAGTGCTTTTTTTATCTTTATATTTTGCTCCTCAGTATAACGCTTACCATAAAAAGAAGTTGCCATAGCAGCATGAAAGTCAAAATTTTCACGACATAATTTTATCAGACGTTCACTCTTGGTTCCTTGAACCCCAAGACGCATTTCTATTCCGGCATAATCAGCCAGTAATAAAAAGTATCCTGGACGTGCCCTAAAGCATTTACGCGCTGCTACAGTATATTTTGAATCGACCTTAAATTCTTTCGATACATTTTGCATATTCGGATTTTCAGATGTTTCTCTACCGGTACGTGCTTTATTGGTATTGATGGTCGGATGGATTGCTCCGTCAAATATTGAAGAGGTTAAATAACTTTGTATAGTTGATACTCCTCGGGTGTACGCTCTCTTTTTTAAAATACAGTCGAGTACCGGAAGGTCATTTATCTTTCTTAAAGATTCTATTGCCTCAATATCAACCGAGCCCTGATCCGGTAAACCTAACTCTTTATAAAGGTAATGAGATAATTGTGCCGGAGAATTCATGTTTAATTTCCTGCCTACTATTGCCTCCATTTCTATTTCATTACTCGTAAGGTCACCTTCCATAACATCAATCAAATCCTGAGCATTTTTTCTATCAACCATAAAACCTATACGCTCCATTCGGACTGTCGTATAGATTAGATTTATTTCATTAAGGTACTCTTCCCATGGTTTAACCAATGGTAAGAATAAGTTGAATAAACTTGCCGTAGCTTCACCATCAGCTATTTGGTAAGGGTGCATTAAGTACTCGGGAATTAAATCATATCTACCATATATCTTGAATGCTTCTTTAACTGCTTTCCATGGCTTTTCCCACTCCGGGGTGATTCCCGCATATAAAGGAGCTAAATATTTTAACTGGTTTGAGCTTGATAAATTGTTTATGTATTGATGCATTATCATTGTATCATGCATTTGTTTATTTGGGTTACGAACCCAACCTTCACGCAGAGACATGTGATTTTCAAAGGAAAAATTATGCGCAACACCTTCACAAGATGATTGCCAAAAATCCTGTATTTTATCTTCGTACAAAGAAAGTGGTATTTTATCAGGGGTATCATTACGATAAACTTCGGTGTATCCATCATCACACCAAGTTAATGAATATGAAAAAACCCGTGCATTCGGGTCATCGGTTAGACCGGTAGTCTCATAGTCGACTACGATCTTATCAGAAGTTTTGATTGCACGGGTTTTCATAATTTGCTCGTTTCTCCAATGAATAGTTCTTTAAATTATTTCTTCCCTTTCTTTGAAAAAAGTTTGCCGGCGGGTTTGGTCACCGTTTTAGATGCAGTAGCAGGAGCACTGGGAGGTGTCGCCTTTTTCAAAACAACCGGTTTGACCGCCACTTTTTTCGGTTCTTCAACAAGGTTCGCAATATCAAGCGCGGTTACCAAACCCAATTCCTCTTCGGTGAAATTTTCTTTCGGGTACTTCAAATCACAAGCTTTCAAGGCTTCAATCATATCCGCGAGTTCGTTCTCGGCGGTGAAACCATCAATGCCCAAGGAAGCCGCAAGGTCAAGCAATGCTTGTTTCTGCAAATCCTTTTCCTCTCCAGCGTCAGGTCTCGGGGTCTCTTCTCCTGCGGGAACTTCATTCGTTTGTACTTCTCCACCTTCACTACCTTCCGGGAGTTCAAGCACATTGTTGATTTTGATTTTTGAATTCATATACCCTTGGGCGTTTTCTTTTGTCCGCACTGTAGCTTCAATCAAAGGTGAACGCTCGGTAATATCGTTAACAATATCCTCAAGCAATTCAAGTTCATCGGCCGGCCAGGTATAGCCAAGGTCTTCAATGACGCCGCGAGCGATCTGTGCTCCTGTTTTGTTGTCCTCGATAATGCAGTTATTCCAAACCTGTACTCCTTCGTATTCCCCTTCAGCAACAACAAAGCAGAAAGAAATTTGTATCCTGGCCGGTGCCTTTGACGTTTCGTTGATGGTTGCCTTTACACGTAAAGAATAGTCGTCGTCAGGGATCTGTTGAGAATTCCCCCCAGGAACATAACCTTCCTGTAACTCTTCCATCTTTTGCTGCATACCTTTTAGTCTTGCTTTGAAGGACATACTGCCTCTCCTCTTGGTTAAAAGTAAATAGGTTTACACGGTTAACAGAACTATAGCGGTTTACACGATTAAAAATCATTAATCTTTCTAAGGCGACCTTTGCCTCAACGCCCTCCCTTTCTCGCTGCCTTGCGAAGCTTCTCATTGATAGAAATTTTAATTGCGGTCTCAGAAAATTTCTCGGTTTCCTCCTTAAATGTTTGTGGTTGTTTGTTCATAAAGGCGTCTAAAATATTTTTCATCCCTTGGCCGGGATCACTGGAGATAGGAATCGCATATATTTGCTCGCCCTTTGGCGTTTTAAAGAAGTCATCGGCGTTCAATGCCAGACCTGCCATTGCGTGATCTGTCCCCCTTATTTGCAGAAATCTTTGCTTTCCGCGATAATGATACCAAGCTACATTATCAATTACCGCACGGTAATAGTCATCGCTGGCTTTTGCAAGGAGTGGTACCACTTGGTCATATTTATTCCCGGTGTAGGTTTGCTGTTCCTTCACTGCTTCATGGCATAGAATTACCAGACCAACACCTAGGTTAAATATTCGGTCGTGAAATTTCCTTAGCTCTCCGGAAATGGCATTCCAGTCTTTTCCATAATTATTTTCCCTTGGATAATCTATATTTAATGTTTCACAAATATGGGACTGGCATTTCTTATGCATTTCAAACCCGGTATCCAGGACAATCGTTTTGAATCTAAATTGCCCCACTTCTTTTGACTTCTCAAGTTCTCTCAAATAACCTAAGGCGTCAGTCCAGGTGGAACAATCAACCCTGTAAATTCGTAATGCTTTCGCTCCCGGTTCAAACATCATAAATAACGCATCCGGGAAGAGACTCGCCAGGGTTGATTTTCCGATTTTTTTCTGACCATAAATGAGCCAGGAATAAGCTCCAAGGTCAGAAACAGGTTCGATAGGGGCAGAAGGTAACGTAAAGACTTTAGAAACTTTTGTTTGTTTTACTCCAAGGGTAATCCTGGGAGTAATCCTTTTCTTGAGCGTCATTGCCATTTTAAATCCTCCAGATTAATGATGACGTTTTAAATTTAAAATTGAATGATATAAATATGCTTTATAATTTTGATCTTTGCAAGTTATTCTTATTGTTTTCTTAGCTCACTAAATAACTCACGCTTTATTAAATTGGATGTGTCCTCTTGAGTACAATAATCTATGAAGTTACAAGGATATGCCCCGTGGCAACTGCACTCATTCCTATACCATACTTTTCTATTGGTAATTTCAGTTAACTTAGCAATAAGATCGTTCCTAAAATTACACATATCATCTTCGGTAAATTTAGTTTCCCAGCGTTTGAACCAATTTTCTGGTTCATCATTAATCCCTTGCAAGACTTTTTCATGTAATTCTTTTGGTAAGTTATTATCTTTCACTGTAGGGTATCTTATGACATCATACTCTACCCCACCAATGGGATGTTTTTTGAAAACTTGCGCATAGGCAAAAACGTAGAACAATGATTGCCAGTCCAGAGCTAATCCTCTTTCTAAACCATCCTCACTAATACGGGACTTAAACTTTGTTTCCCGTATTTTGGTTATGTATTTGAAGGACATAATTCCATCAATCTTTCCCCTCAGTCTTACTCCCATAAACATAAAATCAAATACGTATTCTTTGGTACTATTCCAATGCTTATCTTCCTTGGCATAATATTTCAGATAAGCGGGAATCAATGCCGTTAAGATAGCATGTATTTGTTCCTTTTGATTTTTAGTAATTACCCGATCGAATTTATATAATCCGAGTTTCCCCCCGTTCTCCAGTGCCGAGTGCCCTGCTGAACCGAGCTCCATTACGAACTTAGATGGTTGAGCTAGTTTATGTGTTTCAATTGCAAACTTCCTCGGGCACATCATATAATCGGAAAACAAAGATTGAGTCAAACCATCTTTAGAAAGACTATATTCCGGTGCTAATGATTTTATCATGGAAACGCTCCAATTTTTGAATGGTGTCAATGTATAGATTACTTGCCCGTCCACCTTTTATTTTTATCAGGTTCGGGTTTGTAATCTTTATATGAGGAACATGAACCCTTGTTCTGTAATATTTATCAACTAAAGAATCTATGAGTACTACCCCTTGAAACCTTAAAGTACCCAAGACATTTAATACATTTGGCATGCATGCTAATATCTCCTCCTCCGTAGGTAACCTATTGGTACTTCTTTTGCTATCGCATGCCCGGCATTGTACCATATAGCTAAAATAACAATCCGATAGTTTAATACCTGATTTTAAAATAATCTCCTGTAAAAGTTTATTAGAGTCTGATACAAAACCCTTCCCGATTAAATCCTCACTCACTGAGGGAGTCTCGCTGAGGAAAAGAAATCGCGCAGTCATCATTCCTATCCCAGTGATACGATTAATTTTTGTCTTATGCAAAGGGCAACGTAAACAAATATTCATGGTACAGCCTTTTGCATAAGTTCACAAGATACACAAGGTTTCGTCCGGTTACACTTCCGGCACTCGGGTGCTACCATAGTCAACACCTGTATTTCAAACTTATGGTAGTCTACCTTTCGCAAGTTACTCTTTTTGACACGGAACAACTTTTTCCACTTATCCTTCGCCTTGCTGGTCATAATTCCCCTTTCGCCCATAGACCAATTCCATAGGCTGCTGCTTCATGGTTGTTTTTTGAAATAAACCCAAATTTCTTTAAAAGAATTATACGCAATTGTTTGTAATTCAACTGACCTGCCCATTGACAATACTTGACTGGTTCTAATACAGAAGTATTGCTCATGCTGGCGCGCTGGGTAATAGCTCCGATAATATAAGCGAGTGAGGAAAGGTCTCCTCTTCCGGCACTTGCCATAGACTTGGCCGAACCCATTCTAAAATCCATTGCCTCAATTATGGCATAGTCAATACCCCTAAAATCCATTTTTTCGGTAAGATGAAATAAACGTTTTCCTAATAAGGAATCCGCGTACTCTTCGGTAATTTTATGGATAGCTTTATTCCCGGGAATCCCTTTGTTCCAGTATTGTATAGCGGTGGTCATCCCGGGATCTATGGTTGCAAACCGATAGTTTTTAAAAAGGAACCTGTAATCTGGTTTCAATGCCATGGCGTATCCTCTCCAGCAGTTGTACTCTATCTTCTTTATTTTTAATGGAAATAAGTATGTCTTCCTCGACTGTATCCTTTGCCACTATATCTAAAATAAAGGTACTCTCGGGTGTTGAAAGGTCTTCTGTTCTTTCCTCGACCTGTAAATTGGTCAAAAGACTTTCTGGCCTTGAAACAAATACGGCCATGTCTGCCATTGAAAAACAAGAACCGTATTTGATCGTTTCAGGTTGAATCACTAATCTTGTGAATATTCCCTTTTGAAAAGATAGTCGAACCTCTTCTCTTCGCTCAACAGATACATCACCATATATCGCCGGGCAATTGAATTCTTTTGCTATCTGGATTATTTCATCAACGAACCAAGCATATATAATTACCCTCCGGTGCTTTAGCTCACCTTCAAGGAGATACCGTAGTTCATCAATCTTTTCTTTTCCGGTACATAACCTTCTCATGGCATTCCGGCGCTGGGCAGAGAACTTCAAAACTTCCCCATTAAGCATTGCCTCTCGTTCAATGGTATCATATAAAATCCTATTCTCATTTGAAAGAATTATTTTTCTTACCTGGTAAATCTTTTCTTTCTGTAATCCTACATCTTTTCTTTTTAAGACACTACAGTGAGTATTCAATCTACCGGCAAGCCAACGTTTATCTTTGACCGGCATTACATAGTCAAAACCTTCCATACGAAATCTTGCCACTTTAAAATGGTAATAATTCTTGTAACCTAAAATCATCGGGTTCACCCAGTGAAGAGGACAATAATATTGTTCTTCACCTTCTGTGGCGGGAGTACCAGTCAAGACTATTCTTATTTTTGCTTTAGTGTGTTTTAAGAAGTACTTTGTAACTTCTGCTTTTGGATTGGTAATGAAACATTCGTCTATTACAATTGCGTCCCAGTGATACCGGAGAAAATCAATGCGCAGATGTGCTTCTTTATTAATAAGAAACCAGCCAGAAGAGTCCTGCAACTGGTCAAGCATATCGAATCTTGCCCGAGTTACCCCTTCAATCACATATACCGATTTATTTTCTAATTCAGATAACCATCCGGCAAATACCGAATAAGGCCCCACTATTAAAATACGCCTGGCAACCTGCGATAAATATCTTATGGATGTAATAGTCTTACCTAGACGCATTTCCCAGAAAAGACAACCACCCATATTTTTACGTAAATATCTCACGCCATTCGATTGGTAATATCGCAATACTTTTGGTAGGTTATTCATAGAGGATTTAGCGAATTGAAAAGAAAGAAAGGTGATGGAGCCACCCAGTCACCTTTCTTTTACTACATAGCAAAGTTCCCTTCACAAGAACCTTGCTATTCTTTGGGCAATTTTGATACCGCGAGCGTGATCTTCGCTTTGATCTTCTCACGTTTTTCTTTCTTACCGGGAGCAGCGCCCGCTACCCATTCGGCAAGAGTACCATCCTGGCCGCGCATAAGGCGTGTGTACGGGACGAACTTGGGATCCGCTTCTTTGCCGATGACGTTCAGGTTGTGTCGGTACGTGGCAAGGTACTTTTTGCCCGGACCGAATTCTTTATCCAATTCCGCGTACATCTCAACATCCGTATGTTGCCTTCCTTCAATGAGAATGCGCATCCGCCCGGTGCGGGTAATTGCCCGTACTTTCGGCTCGGAAGACGCTGCCGGGGTCTTTGCAGTCTTCGTGACCTTTACGGCACTCGCTTTGCCTGCAGTCTTGCTTCCCGGGATAACCGGTGCTTGGTCAGGAACATCAGGAAGTCCCGCTTTTTTCACAAGTATCTTTTTTGAAGAAACGGTGACCTTTGCTCCGGCAATGCGCGCTGCTACTGCTTTTTTCGTTGAAATCATAAAACTTAACTCCTTTAAAGTGGGGGATTTTATCCCCCTAGGTTGATTGAATGAAATTATTATTATAGGTACCTTACGCCAACGCCACTTCTGCTAACATCTTGTCAATGTCATCAACGCCAACCACTGAGGAAATCGTATCGAGTGCGAAAGTCTTAAATTGGTCTCCCGAACCGAACATAGCCGATTCTGCGCGCTTCGCTTCAATACTCGAGTCACCAACCCGGAGACCATCACGTTGGTGGTCAATCCATCGCGTAACGCCTTGGAGAAGAGCATAGGCGGAACCTTCAATCCCTTTTATTTGTCCACCATCGTTCGCCATGAAATTACTGGCGACCATCGCCGCTTTATTTTCGGATCGGGAACTTTTCTCAAACCCGGGGAAGAGCTTTTCCATGATCGTGAAAAATTGCGGCTGCGTGATTTTCTTCGTTGCCAGGGCCTGGAACTTGGTTTTAATGGAACTTATTTCGCTACCAACCGTTGTGAGCAAATCTTTCGCCGCTTTTATTTTTTCATCAATCCCGGACGTGTGTCGAAGTTTAAGAACCGCACCATTCACTGCCTTTGAACCAAGAGCGATATTTAACGTATTCTGGCAAACCACTCGCGTCAGAGTCAACCGAACCTGTGCTGCTCGCCCATCGCGGAATTCCGAGAAAAGCAAATAGGTTTGATGTTCATCACCTTTCACTGGGGAAAAGCTTTGAGCATTTAACCTTGCCATGCACCACATCACTTCACCATTGCCAAGTGCGCCGGCGGACTCATAATGTGCTTTTCCTGCCTCAAGCAAAGCGTCCACAAAAGAAAACGCTTGCGCGTTTTGAATTGGCGTGTACTTATCTCCTACGGTACTGATCCAGCGGTTATCGTCATCGCGCAGAAGAGCATAACTCGGGATCCCTGCGGACGTTCTCGGATTAGTCAACTGTACCTTTGAAATGGTCCAATCGAGCTTTGCGAGCTTGCTGGCATTTTCCCATGTTTGGGCGTCTTGTACATTGATACCGAGACCATGCCAAGCCGGCTTCCCGGCACAGAACATTTCAACTTCTCCGGCTGCGTTTTTTGAAAGGTTGTGAGACATAAGGTGGCTCCTTTAAGAAGGGTGAAGGTTGATTATTAATCTGGACTCTTTTAATATAACTCTTTTTAAATTTAAAAACACCGTTTATTTCAATTATTTTTTACTTAAGATAACAAGCATTTCTATAATCGCATGATCGGACTCTTCTGAAACGTATTTCAATATTATTGCTCTTTGAATGCATACCATTAATTTGTAAGTATTCATAGAGGGGTCCCTTACTCGTATTTAATACTTTGAAAATATATACTTTTACCAACAGCTATTTTAATTTCCTTCGTTATAATATCAAGGGAATTTAAGTCTTGACATAATACGCTTTTAACTTTTAATTCTCTTAAACCATCTAAAATTATGGTAGATATTTCATCGGTATCAATGGCGTCCATGATTACTTTAGTCAGCTCTTCAATTTTCTTAACTTTTTGTTTCTTATTCATAAATATATCCTTTCTTATTTTTCCATGCTTTGAACATGATTTAAAAGATTTAATTCTCTGCGAATCTGTACAAGAGGAATTCCACCATCTAAATAACCCTTAATGATAATGCCAGACTTGCACAAAGATATTTTTAATGCAGAGCTAAGATCACGAATTGTCGCCATAATTTGCGGATCCCGAAGAATGGCTGCGATAGACTTCGGTACGCGTATTTTATTCATCTTGGCCTCCTGTAAAAGTTTTTGTGTTAAAGAAAAATCAATATATAAATATACGTCTTTTATTTAATAAAATCACGTACTTTTTTATTTAATTTTTTACTCTTTGTAAACTACATAAAATGGAAACGCTCTGAGAGGCGATTTAAAGCCTATCTAATTTCAGGCACATATTGGATCACCTGTACTTTTTAGCTATGCTCTTAGCTTCTCATATAATATATAGGGATATATTAAATATTATAATATTTTAATTATTATAATAAGAATCATATCTTAAGATATATTGGTCGAGCGTTTCTGAGTTAACACGATCTTAGGTTTTGTAAGTACTCTTTCTTCTGGAGAATGACCAATTTTGTAAAAAGTTCCTGACTTAATATTGAAATTATCTCCGGGAAGTATTTTATGGTTGCAATCGGAGCACTCGCATTCACAGGTCCATGCTTTTGTTGCCGTTAACATACATTATCCTCCTTGAATATTTTATCCAATAATATTGCTATATTTAATGAGAAAGGTTCACCTATCTTTTTCCAAGTACTTCCCGGCAATGTAATTCCTTTCATGGAACCCGGCTCACTGAAAAGGGTAGGTCTCCCGGGAGAAGGGGTCGCTTCTTCTACAGCTTTAATTGAATCGCCAATTTTACTTGATACCAAAAACTTTCTATTATTAACATCAATTACAAAGCCTGTACCCATTTGGATGATGTGCCCAACGCCTGCTTCTAATCGGTACTTCTTTTTTGATACCCACATATTAATTTCTCCAGTGATTTAGTTTTTATCTGCAATGGCCACTATTCCGGAAGACCATTCATTATCTACTTTAAACTCGTACCATAAAGTAACTACATTATCTTCACAATGAATTCCATTAAGAAAAGATTCCTTTCCTCCAATAGGTCTTAATTGTATATCGACGCCATGCTTCCTGATTGCCCTTATATAAAGAATAGAAGCAATCAAACGAAGTCTTGAGTTAAGAGCATTGGCATTACTGTATTTCCCGGCGATGATCTTAAACATATTTCCTCCCAGTGAAAGGTTTTAATATTTTAAGCTTTGTATTAAATATATCATTATTTTAAAATAATTCAACGAATATTTTTAAAATAATTATTTATGTAAAAAAAGAAGGTTGCCATTAATAGACAACCTTCCGGGGAACCAAAACATACTCTGGAGGAAATATGCTTGGTATTAATGTACTTTCATCTTGTCAAATAATAGCGTAATTATTACAGAAATTAATGTACCTATAGTAGATAATGCTGAAACCCATGCGGCTTGGCGAATACCATTAATTGCTTGCCATTGTGTTTTAATTTCATCTTTTACAGTTACCTTAAATTCCTCCATGGCACTATGTTGTGAACAAACTGGGGTATCCGTTGCTCGATGATGACCATGTTCTGATACTTCATTCAATTCTGACATAATAACAATCCTTTCGTAAGTAAAAATATTAGCATAAATATTAAGCGGACATCTTGTAGGTTCCTACTATATGGTACCAGCCTTTTTTATCGGATGCGTCCGAAGGAAAATAGTCCTCTTTGTATCGCATTCCTGTGGGACCTGCATCACTGTACAATCTTGAAAAAAATATTGCACCAGTATCCAAAATAAATAATGCCCCGGGGTACGCACCTGCTGAAAAAGTAATTCCTCCTAAGATAAGAGTTACCGGTATCATTGCATATTTTGTATAACTATTTCCTGATGGTCTTATACTTGCAGGCACTGGGGTACCGGATGCGGAAAGAGTATTTACTCCGGTATCGGATGACGAAGAGCAACCCGGGATTGTTAAGGTTACGGTACCGTTTGCGAATTTAATATATTCTACAGAAATAGTACCCGCTCCATTTCCTACTAAGGTTATATCGAATGCCCCGGATTCTACTGGGATAACCGCGGCTAATGCTTCCTGGAAGTATTTGACCCATTTATATACCCAATGGGAAAACCAATTCCAGTTCTTTGCCGTAGGTATATCTTGGTCAGCCCAACCATCGTCTTGCAAACCTACGATAGGTGCCGCGATATTTGCCGTATCTTCTCCAGCAAGTTTTGGTAATGTTGTGGGTTCTGTAAAAGTTGTCATAAGAATTCCTCCAGTTAAAGTTATAGTAATGCAGCTAAATGCCCTGTATCAAATCCATCGGGACCTATGTCAAAACGAAATGGTTTCGTTAGATGCATTTGCTCTACAACAAGACTCACTCCCCCAGGACAAACTTTTTGGAGATATGGGATCAATCCGGGTACTGTGGTCGGTGCCGCAAAAGCTAAGTTAATCGTTGCCGGATACTTTTCTGTATAATGAATAACAGTAGTATTTTGTATTTGATGTAAGGCAGTAATGATTCTCTCTGGTTCACCTCTACTTGCATTCGCATTGATTCGTGCTAATATTGCTATACGATAATTAGCGTCTGTTTTTCCTTGTCTATTCTCTCCAATCATAATACCGATTTCATCTAATTGCGCATTTTCTGCAGAAGAGAATTGCCGTAGGAATTTAACATCCGCAGCATTGTCCTCAAGCACTTGTATTTGATCGGAAAAAATCCGAACAAATTTTGAAACCTTTGACGGGTCACCGATTGCCATATACTCTCCTTACATTTTCATTCAAAAGATTCACAGCTCGGTCAGATAAATCAGTTAACGGTTCTGCCACAACAATCACTGGTGGAACGATTATCTGCGCGATTTCTGCTTGTGATAAGGGTTCTGTTCTATTAATTCCATATTGTCTACGGACTTCTTCAATTAAGAGATTACTTGCTCGGTCAGACAAATCAGGAATAGTATTCTTACCATCTAATACTTCAATGTAATAATATTTTTGTTCGACTAGAATACTGTTGTCTGTTAAATATACCGTTAAGGTAACCGTGAAGAGACCAACAGCACGGTAAGTATGGGTAGTTTCCAATTCTGTTGAAGTAAAACTATCTCCGAAGTCCCATAGAACAGAACGTACCGAAAGAGAAATATCTATAATAGGGAAAAAGGAAACAATTCCGTATTGGTAAATACTACGTGGTGTTCCATAAAAATCAATATCACCGGTAATATCTGATCCGCCACCAACAAACGGAATTGCAGCCGGACTTAATTTTTCAATGCTCATACAATTATGAACCTATCTCCATCAGCAGGAGCTTGTGTTAATGCATCACAAACAAAGTGACCTTTACCACTTTCTAAAGTGTAGTTACGAATCACCCGAGCTTGACGTGCTAATGGACCATCAATAAAGATTACCCAACGATCTCTCCAGTGAGCCGTATCGGCGTCATCAAGAGTGCTGACTTCAAACTCGGTTACTGTTGGAACAAAACTGGTATCATCAATGGTATCCGTAGCAATAGTCTTAGATGACAATGCCAGTAATTCCGCGGATGTTATTTCACCATCAATGGAAACTATATTAGAATCAATAGTACAATCTGGAGTCTCAAAAGTTAAATCATGTCCACCGATACCACCTCGTTTTAATTTCATACCACTTCCGTTGGTACCATCGCCTTTCGCATAGATTCCGTTTCCATTGGTAGCACCACCTATGACATATATCCCATTACCGGCACCATAACCATAGATAGCTAACCCATGGGCATTTGCCTCGGCGGTTAGAGTCATTGCATCACTGCCACCTCTACCATTTATCAGCACGCCTGCACCACCAGAACCACCTCTAATCCCTATACCAGCCCCATTTCCATATCCATTAAATGTAGCACCGGTACCGTCTCCACCGCCAATGCTTTGTAAACCGTCACCACTAGTACCTTTTATCCCAAATCCCAAGGCACCTTGGAAATACGCCCCATAGGCACTTGTTCCTACGGCATATATTCCATAATCATCCGCGGCAATATTAATCCCTTTACCTCCGGTCGAAATATCTATTCCATTGGTATCAGAAGCAATTGTGATTCCATTTACATCTGCGGTAATATCAATGCCATTGGATACATCGCTATTCAAGGAGACGGCACTCGCTGAGGAAGAGGATGCGGCTAGACCTACCCCTACAGAAGCGATGTCAATACCTTTTACTCCGGAGACTATACTCACTCCGGTTCCCTCTACCTGGATGTCAACGCCTAATTCGTGTCCATAAAAAGTCATTGCCGAACCGCTATCTGTTCCTCCGGTAAATATTATTCCCTTACCATATACTTTACCTTCACAGGTCATTCCTGAAGTCCCACCCGAGGTATAGATCCCGGTTGACGCTCCATCGACAAAAATAGCTATATCAGAACCACTTACTACATGTAAGCCATAGTCATCGGTAGAGGTCAATGTTACCGCGTCACCAGTGGTATTATTAATATCAAGCATTTTTAATTTAAGGGTGGCATTGTATCCATTGGTAGCTTGACCATTTATCGCCACAACATCCGCAGCAAGAGTACTGCCTAGGATTTTTCCTGCGGTCCCGGCTCCATAAGAACCTGGCAAAGATGTTGACCAAGGGTCTCCAGCAGAAGCGGCACTGTTTAGTTTAGCACCGGTACTTCCTGCGGTAAGGTGTCCAGAAATAGCTTCATCCCAAACGCCATCCGCAATATCTGCCACTGAGGGAGGGGTTCCGGCTGCACCTGCATCTGTAAGAGCTTTACCGGTCGTTCCTACGGTTGTGTGTCCGCTCGTAGCTTCGTCCCAAACGGCATCGGCGACGGATGCAGCAGACGGTACAGAAATTGCTCCTGCATCACCTAATGCTTTTCCAGATGTCCCGGCAGTTGTATGACCACTCAATGCTTCATCCCATACCGCATCGGCTATAGCTGAGGAAGAAGGTGGCGTAATAGAAGCGGCGTCTGCCAATGCTTTTCCAGTGGTACCACCTGTTGTGTGTCCACTGGTAGCTTCATCCCAAACAGCGTCAGCCGTATCAGCAACTAATGTACCGAATGAAGTTAAGGTTCTTGCACCACTAGCCCAAACTCCGGCTGCTGTAACATCATTAAGAGCGTCAAGAGTCTGTTTGGTACCTGATATTGAATACCCGGTCTTATCATTATTAGTTCCTACGGTAACACTTCCAGTTAATGTCCTTGTGCCATTTGTCCAGACTCCCGCAGCAACAGATGAAATAGTAGCATTCAAATTAGTTCCAAGAATATATCCTGCTGAACCTGCCCCATAGGCTCCCGGGAGAGCGGTTGACCATGGATCCCCTCCGGCACCTGCATCTGTTAATGCTTTCCCTGCGGTACCTGCTGTGGTATGACCACTTAACGCCTCATCCCAAACTGCGTCTGCAATAGTCGACGCAGAAGCACCACCACCTGCGTCAGTCAAAGCTTTACCGGCTGTGCCTGCTGTGCTATGCCCTGAAAGTGCTTCGTCCCACACTGCATCGGCAATATCTCCAGTTGCCGGAATTCCTCCGGTTGACGATACGACATTAACACCTATCTGTGCTATTGTGGTACTTACCGTTGTACCAGCAATATCTCTCATATCAGCGGGGACCTTTCCTGCTGAATGAGTAGTTAAGGTTATACCATCAACTTGAACCAGATTAGATTTCACAACACCACCAGATACATCTACCTGACCGGTGCCTCCACCTACGGATAGAAGAACACTTGCTCCTATATCACGTGCTGTTACCGGGGTAGTACCGCATTGAACCATATTAACACCTAATTGTGCTATAGTGGTTGAGACTGCTGTACCAACTATAAACCTTAGGTCAGCCGGTAACATTCCGGCATAGTGTGTGCTTAAGGCAATACCATCAACATGTGTTGTATTAGAAGCAATTACCCCAGCATTAAGAGAAAGTTGTCCTGTTCCTGTACCAGAAGATACTAAAACACTTGCTCCAAGATCACGACCTGTTTGCGCCGTACCTGCTACATTAACTACATTCACTCCTATTTGAGCAAGAGAAGTACTTACAGCAGCACCGGCAATATCGACTGTATCCGATTTAATAAGAGCAGAAACACCAGTTCCTGTAAAGTTCAAAGGTTGAGTGTGCCCTTGGTAAGCACTAATAGTTGTGACAGAAGTCGTCGCGACATTATTAATATTCTTAACATTCACTTCCGGGATCCCTGCTGTCGCTGGGGTAGCCACCGCGGTTCCATTCCATTTCGTAACATTGACCGCTTGGTCCGCAGCCAAAGAATAACCTGTCTTATCATTATTTGTCCCGACTGTTACCGTAGGAGTGGCTGCTGTCGCCGCGGTAGTAATTGAAGTTTTCATCGTCGCGGTAAAATCCCCTGCGGTCGGAGCGTTTGTGAGATTGGTAACCGTTGTGATTACCCCAGCGGTTATATTGGTTGGGGTTGCGAGACCATTCTGTATTTTTGTTACCGCATCGGCTTTTACAGAAGCAGCATTAATCGCATCGGCTGCTATTGACGTAGAAGTTATACCATTAGCCGCAACAGAAGCAACAGAGCCACCGACATTACCTGTGACCGATCCGACAGCACCAACCACAGAAGCCGGGGTAGCTGCGTTCAAAGAAGTTTTTTGTAAAGCTCCAAAATCAATATTGGCTTGGGAGACAACATTCACACCTATTTGAGCACTTGAAGTATTGACTGCTGCATTGGCAATATTCTTTAAATTCACATCGAGGATTCCCGCGGTAGCCGGGGTTGAAACAGCAGTGCCGAGTATCTGTACTGCGTTTGCTTTAACTACTCCACTGGTAAAATCAAGTTGACCGGTACCCGTGCCACTGGAGAGAAGAACGCTCGCTCCGATGTCTCTTGCTGTCTGTGCGGTACTGGTTATATGACTGACATTCGCTCTTCCTAAAGAGAACCGTGCTACTACGGTACCCACCACGGAAATAGAATTGACTGTACCAGTAGTTACTACTACAGAAAAATCATTGTCGGTGGCATAGAAAGTACCATTAGCCGAAGTATCTATCACGACATGATGCATCCCGGTCCTGGAATCATAGTCAACAGTCAAGGTGACTCCACTGGTACTTTCTGTCGTTGAGTTTTTATACACCGATATAGCAGGGGTTCCCGCTAATGTAATCGGGGTGCCATCCGCTTGATGTGTATTAAAATCAAACGCTAATGTTGTACCTACCGCTCTATCACCTAAATTTATCATAACGGTCCTCCATTTCTATCCTATTAAAACTGATTTACCAACGAGAACAGAATCCCCCACCAAAGCAGAATCATTGCCAATAAGACCGGCACCACTTGCTGCTGCCATTTTATACGCAGCAGATACCATACACCAATCATCGTCGGTCGTTTCAGTCCATGTTGATGTTTTAGCTCCCGAAGAAGTATAAATAATATAGCCATGTAATGCTCTATCACTTCCCCCATTAACTGATACTTGCCCTACAATAGTCTGACTTGAGCCGGCCGTCATTGATGTACCAGACTTATTATACACACTATCAAAACGAATGGTATTAGCAGATGTAGTGGTAATGGCAACTGACGGATCTGTCCCGGCGGTCAAGTCCGCATCAGCACCACCGGTTACTTCTGGTTGCCCGGTTGAACTTAATCCTCCAACAGCAATGCCACTAAAAGCCCAATAATCAGCGGCGGCGTTCAGAGTTACAACAATATTATTCGCTCCGGTTTTTGCTCCGGTCTTTCTAAAAATATAAGTTCTTAGATCCGCAGTTGAGTCTGTATCCTCTCTTATACGTGTAATATCGGAAGTCATCGCGTCACCACCATAAGTCACTGTGGCTGTTGCCGCGGTCTCGGTATCTCTAATCGACAAGCAAACAATAACATCCTCCTTATTATTATTTAATGATAAGGTTGAGGATGTACCGGTAGCTGCAGTCAATGCAGCCGATGTTGCCGTATTACCAACAGATATTGCCACACTTACTCCTTAGATGGTTATCATTGACTTTAAAATTTCAATGAAATATACCGGAGAACTTTCCCCGGTCTTGACTTGATTATTGTATGCTTCGTCCATATTCAATAAAGCCGTTTGAAAAGATCGGATGTAGTTGACTGAGGTCTGAGTATACCCCATATCAAGCATGTCCTGATCTAACAATGACAATAAAAAAGCATGAAATTCTCTGTACCTCTTCATGCTCTTTGATAGATCGTTCGCGATACTCCGCAAGTTCGCCGTCAATTCTACTTGTGTTACCGGATTCAACTGTTCAAGCATAATTCCTCCTAGTACATTTTTAAAGAAATAAAAATTTTAAGCAATCACTGTAATTCTAGTCAAGGCTAGTTCAGTGATATTTACTGCTGAGATAAAAATATTTGTGGTCACCCAAGTTGGGGTGTCTCCCGGATTATCGGTAACGGCATGTCTGATCGTTACATCACTCAAGCCAGGCACGGCATAAATTGGAATATTCCATTTTTGAATATTGATGTCCTCACCCATAGCAAAATTGGCAGCATATTCTAAGACCTTAGTTTCTATTTGAGACACACCATCCAAGGGGAAATTTTCTTCTGTTGAGAAAACGACGATAGTTATTTCCAAGTGGCAATACTTAACAATTGGTCGAGTGAAGTATACCAATTGATTATCCCCGTTGGAATCTAAGACCGTTACCGTTTGCCCACTTATTGGGTTCTGGTACAGTTGAATACCTCCAGGTTTTATTTGCCACAACATATCACCTATGTCTTGATTCTCTCCTCCAGAGACAACTACTTCAATCGAATGAGGAGGCCTACCGTCTGCATCTACAACATCGGTTGTATTCTCAAATACAGAACAATCTACAACATCCAAAACATCATTGCTAATACGAGACCGAATCGCTTCAACAGTCCCAGCACCTATTATGGCAAGACTAAGCTCTCTTCTTACTCTTAATTCCGAATCGGTTTCCTGTTCTCTACCGAGAGTACCATTATCTACATTATCCACCGTATCCCAACCACTAATAGGGGTAACTATATTAGTCACTGTACCTGCAATCGCTGGAATAAGTCCGCTAACATTGGCAATGAAGACGCCTTCCCCCGGGATAATAATATCGGCCTCGGAATTGAAGATGTCCCCATTAGTATTTGCCACCTGACTACCAGCAGGTATAGTGGTTCCACCAGTGCCCGTTGTCTGGCAAGTGACTCTTGTTTTTATAGCAGGTAACCTAGTTATTCCTACCAGCATAACTACATTATCCAAAGACACTCCCGCGGCGGTTGCCGGATATTGACTGAGATAAACATCTTCAAGTCCTGCCCACCAATCGGCAAAAACTTTTGATAGCACCCCGACGAATTGCCCAAAGACAGATGTCGGCTCTAGGTTAACATCCCCGAAAACAGTCTTCAATTCTGTTTCAAGGGCAAGCTTTATATCCTGCAAACGCATGGGGGTGAACCCTGCTGGTGTTATTCCATAAGCCATTATGGGACTCCTAATGAAAGGTTTATATTACCATATATTGTATTTGCTTCAAAAGTTATTTTTAACTTTCTAAGTCCTTTATCAAGTTCCGATACATAGGTTAAAATGCTTTGGATCCCGGGAGTCTCAATAATAGTAGCCTTCATTATACTATCTATCAAAGAAAGGTTCGGATTTTTGGTACATACTACATCGAAGTATTGTATGCCAACCCGAGTATCAAGAAACCATTCTGAGAATATGGTAAGCAAGCGCATCTTTACCGCTTGTCTTACTTGATCTATTCCTGATACCAATACCAAATCATAATTGGCAATGACAAGATCGTGTTCAACTGTATCTAAAAATAGGTCAATCATTGTGCTTTAACCTTTGCTGTACAGTGAAGTATTTCTGTCATCGGTACCGTAGGGATTGCCGATGGTGTTGGTGTATTTAAAGAAGCAATCGTTACCACATGCACATGAGTATTAAAGGCGTCCATTGCTGCCTTAGTCATTAGAGACTGCAAAGACGAACTACCTATTTCAATATTACCATTAGGTTTAATTACAATTTTTTGACCCTTAAAAATCAATTCTACATCCGTATTATTGCTCGATTCACTATCACTGGAGAAGGGGATTAATCCCGGTATGGCAATTGCATCATTAAGACTAAATTGCCTTTCAACCAGAGAAGAGGACTCAACCCCGCGGGACAACCATTGGTCCATGGTTCTCTCACTAAAAAGAAGCAGAACTGAGTCACCGACACTAACCGGGAAAGTTAAACTTGCGTCTCCAGACCGAAGGAAAATGACCGGTACTTCTGATATTACCGGAAAAGAAGTCTCGGATCCGTCGATGTATTTTCTTTTTAATAAAGGTTTCACGGACGCTTTTTGTTTTGTATGGTCGTAAGACTCAATCTTTCCCGGCATACAAGTATGTACCCCAGCGAGCATACCTTTTACTAAATCTTTTATTGCATTGGCAACACTCATAGCACTTCCCCTTTAATTGAAGTAGTCCAGTCTTCTCCATGAGTATCGCCGGTATGCTTGACCTCTACAACCTTTAGTTCAACCTCGGGAAATACATCTTTGGAACTCAACAAAATACTGCCTCCTGGTTCGGCTTGAGGAAGTAATAATGTTTTGAATTCCCAACCCGTAAAATTCTTTGCGGTATCACTTGAACTTTTTGTTTCTTTTGCCACTACATGTTTTGGAGACCCGATAAGAATCGTTTTTACAATCTTGCTTTTATCAGTGGCGTTTTTTAGGTATATCTTTAACTCGTTATTCTGAACACTCCATTGTAATCCATTATCAAGACATAACTGATCTAAAAGGTCAGCCGTATAACCTTCAAAAGCGTATCCAGATAAGAAAGAAACATTTGGTATATCAAGTAAAGATAATCGAGTCTTTTCAGGTAATCCAAATTTCTTAACTGCTTTCTCTATTACCTGACGAAGGGTAGAACCCTTGGCAAAAGACTCGGAAAATAAACTGGTCTTTATAGCACGTGCTCCATCGGCTATTTCAATAGTAGTTTCGATTTCAGGAGAAGCATTGGAATGATTAACATTCACAATATCCCCAACAAAAATCGTTTCAATAGGGGATCCCTCGGTATAGCCTACCTTTAACTCTAAAAGTAATTTTGAATCCGCTCGGATTTTGTTCTGTGTATTTTTTGACAAATTATTTATGATTACCTTACAGGTATTACTTTCTGACGTAGCTGTTTTCAATATTTCAAAATTAATACGCAATCCAGAAATACTAAAACCGGAAGTATTTGACTCCCCGATGTTGAGAACAGCAATTCTATTAAAAAAGTTATAGGGCATTTTTTGGTACATATCCTAAAAAGATGTTTCTACCACTGATAAAATCATACCGGCCTGGCTCTACAAATTGTGTTGCCATATTAGAGTCCATACAAATAAATTCTCCAGGTGGTAACAATTCATTGATAATACCTTTATTGACTGGAAAACCAATTACAAGTTTTAACCCATCGGCCAATAAAACATTATCGCGATCATATATTGCCATTACCCAGAATGCACCGCGAGTATTCCAATGAAAACGTAGAATGTATGGTCTCCCTTCCAACGTTACCTCAATAGTAAAATCAGCATAATCACGCATTGGAATAATTAGAGACATATTTCCTCGTTTACTTCAATAAAGTTTTATTCAATAATTGGCTAAGATTCTTTAACAATGTATCTTTATTTGGTGGTGCTTCCGCTGGTATCTGCTTACCTTGGGAAGATGTAGGTTGTGCGTCATCTTCAACACCTCCCGCACCATACTTTTTACCACTAGTATAAAAGATAGTTGCCTGTGCCAATGATACTTTTCTAACATGAACGAATTCTGCTGAAAAACGTAATGCTTCTCCTGTAGCACCATCCCTAGGAATAGAAAGTGAAACCAAAGCCATGTCAGTAAAAATACGCAACGTGGTAAAGATGTCTACCAAAGGAGGATTGGAACCATTTCTCCCAGAGATACCCAAAAGTGTTTCATAAGCACTAGTTACCCGATCTAATCCACCGGCGCTTATCGTAGGATTATCTCGCATTTGTATTAAATTTTTTATAGGAGAATTGGTAACAAAACCTTCTATCGTAATTTTATCCGGGTCAAGTTTTATATGGTCTGTAATATCCGACCCGTCCTCAATAGGAAAGTGTGTCACGGCATTGGAGAATTCATGCGTTTCGGAGACAGATGCATCCAGCTCTAAAAGCAATAATGAAGATCCGGCAATAGAGAATTGCGGTGCTCTTTTTTTGCGTCCTAATAAAAGTTCTAGTGCCACTTATCGCCTCGTTACAGACTGTAAGTCTTTTGTTAGGTTTTTTGTAACTTCATCCATGAAAGCCGTTTTAATAATTTCCGAAGCACTGGAGGAAAGCGCCCGTTTCTGTTCTGCTGAAGTACCTTCTGGTACGCCAATAGTCAAGTCTCCAGTGTTAACTGATATTTGTATTCCTTGCCCTCCTTGCTTAAGGCTGGGAGAGTATCCCGGGGGAGGTGGAGGGACTCCTTGCCTATCAATACCAAGTATCTGATCTACAGAACCATAAGGCGTTTTTGCAAGCCCAGGATTCCTGGCTTCTGCTTCTCTATCTTGCTGTGCCATCTTAGCACCAACACCCATAAAAAATTTCACAATAGGATTTCCGGTGTACCACTGGAAAAAGCTTTCCCATGCTTTCCGCCAGTATGATGTAATTGTGTCTGCACCCGATTTCCACCAACCATACAATTTGTCTCCCCACCCTTGGTACCAAGTGAGGAATTCTTTCCATGCTTCAATATACATAGGGATAATTAAACTATTCTTACCAGTAAAGAAACCTACTATGTCCTCTACAAGAAGAAAGACCAAGGCTAACGCCACAGCCCATAAGGCAATCTGCAAAGATATTGTTAATAATACCCCGCTCATTTTCAAGAGCAAAGGAATTAGCTTGCCTATCCCTCCAGCGATTCCCGCAAGAGATAAGAAAGCCATGGCAGTACGAAGACTGATTAATAAAACCAATAAACCTTTTAAAGCTAAGAGCAATGGTCCTATGGCAAAGGCAATTGCACCAAAAACAAAAATCAATTTCTTTGCTTCAGGAGATAATTTTTTCCAACGATCCCGTAAATTATTAAGGACATTTATTAGCTTTAGCGTAATTTCTTTAAGATGAAAAGTAGAAACGATTGAAGCACCGAATTCTGCGCGAAGATCAAACAGAGAATCTATAAGGTTACCATACGCCTTTTTTAGCGTATCACTTCGCCGGGCAGCAGCTCCCATATACTTTTGCCCAAGGGTATCCATAAGACGCTCAACACCTTTTTCAGTCATTTTTACCTGATTAGGTATTTTCTTAATATCCTCAACCCCGAGCAAAGTTCTTAACTGCTTTCTATCTAAAATACCACGTCTTACCAATTGATTAACATCACGCCCCATGATGTATCCTAATTCCTTAGCCATATTTTTCATCATGGAAAAACGGGTTATCATTTGTTCCATTGGTAAACCAGAACCAGAAGATATGTCCGCAAATTTTTGAAGAGAGGGTAAAACATCTTCTTGCTCTATCCCTAGGGAACGTAGACTTTTTGCGTATTGTAAAAGTTCTTCCCTCTCAAAGGGTACCGCATCTTCCATACCAGCAATCGCATCTACAAAGGCTTTTCCCTCAGGAGCGGTACCAATAAGTACTTCCCACTCTTTGCGCATATCTTCCACTTTTGCCGCTGCCAAGGTAGATGTCGTTGCGATAATAGCGAGCGGTGCGGAAACGCCAATAAAGAGTTTTTTACCTAAGTCTCCTATGGCGTCAGCAGCATGAGTTAAACCCCGTTGCAATTCTCTGGCTTGTTCGAGGATACGACCTATCGCCTTATCGTATATGTTCAATGAACGAGTATCGACATTAAAACCTATGCGTGTTACGATTTCACGAAGAGTCACTTTTTATTCCTTTCCTCTGTGTATATCGTATCAATCTTTTCGGCAATCGCCAAGGTTGTATGTGCTCGTATCATATCGTCAAAACTCCAGGTCGTTTCAAGTTCTTCTAAGGTTGCAATCCGCTCGGTTACCAACTTCCACACCTCGCCTTCGTCCGATAAATTAGGACTCACTTCCTTTAAAAGATTATTTATGCGTGCGAAGGCCCTAAGGGTACCTGGATCTTTTCCTTGTATTTCAGAAGGTTTCCAGTACCCACTAAATCGAAAAAATCGGAATAATTTACCTTTAAAGAAAACCATAAAACTTTGTACATAAACGAAAGACTGCCAGAAAAGATTACATCAAAAGTATCCCTAGTCACTTCAATAGGGGTACCATTGACTTCTATTCTGGTACTGACTAAGCACTCAAGAACCAAGGATAAGAATGCTTCGGGTTCCAAATTATTGACGAGAATTGACATTGCAGAAGAGATTGCTACCGGGTCAATCTCTTGGTCAAGACTCGTTAACCCCTTAGCACTGGAAGGGTCATTGACGAATAATTGAGCAAGAGCGGGACCAAGTAATTTTATAAGCTTGGTTTTTAAGACTAACGCTTTGCGCGCCGGTAATTGTACTACCGTTACGGCGATGTCATTGATTACTACTTTTTCTGTCTTTACCATATAATACCTCCAGATATTATGGTTAGTGTTTTAGCTCTTACTTAATTGACTCCGGCATTCCCACCATGCTTTATATCCAGGTCTGCGCAATCGAATTCCCACTCCCTGTTTCCGATTTCTTTTGAGAATTCCGCAGACGGTGGCCTTTTGATCCATGCGAATGCAGAGACCAAGGTGGTCCTTCCTGAAAAATCCTGAATGACAATTGGGATTACTCCAGCGTTAGAAATTTCATCCAGCAACTGTATTCCGGCAAGTATATCATTACTCGGGGATGTTTGCTGGAGGGTAATTTTGATAGAGCCAGATTTATCATTGCTTTTTGCTCGGCTCACGATACCATCCGCGCCAGAAACTTTTGAAAAGGTATCGTTCGACCGTTCGGCAGTGATGAACGATCCGTCTGCGAAACCACCTATCGGTACTCCGCCGACGATGACCGCAACTTTCTTTGGATCGTAAGTGTAAGGTGCTCCCATAAATCCTCCGTTATCAAGTTAAAGGTTTGTCAAATTAAGTTTAATTCATTCACCAGATTAAAGGGTAACTACGCCTGCTATCTCTACAGCGTGAATTGCTCCGGCCAACCAAGCGGTAAATTTTACGCCGGTAAGGAGGCGTGCCGCTTTGTCTGCTGTGGTAATATCCTCAAAAGCAGGAAGAGTAACGGTGTAACCACCAATTTGGTTCTTGTCAGAATCCTGAGCATAATCCGATATGCCACCCCGAGCAACACCGATCTTAAGAACTTTTTCTATCTCGCCTTTAATAGCTGCCATACCGATTTCTGTATATGGGATTTTAAGGTTATTGACCAAAGGCTGATATACTCCTTCGGTAATCCTTGCCTGCAACCAGTCAATGAAAATAATTACATCAAGGTATTCTCCTTCACCTACAGTACCTTCTTGTAATATATTAACTGCTCCTACCTCTTCATAAGTATTGGCATGTTTATCTCTGGCATTGGTTGACTGTGTTGCCGTGAGATAATCAACAGTGATACCGGCTAAGGTCTTGAACTTCATCGTATATGTTCCGGGATCGTAAGGTAATAATTTACCTAAGGTCGCTGCATCCGGGTACTCTGTACCTGCACTGGAGAGTGCCACTACGAAAGAACGAGTATAAGCATTAGCTTTAATTATTGCGGCAATAGTTGTCGTGTCTCCCGAGTCTGTAGTATCAACAATATCCGCATCCGCAGACGCAATGGCAAATATTTTACGCTTCGTCTCGGTCCATTCTGCAACATCTTCCTGATTAGCAATAGTCCGTGAAACGATACAGAGACCGTACCAGTCATCGTCACTTTCTACGATAGCGTCCAATGAATCGGTAAAGCTCGCGGTCGCGGTCGCTGAGAGAATCGGCGCTACTAAAGTCCCGGTCGTACCTGCCAAGGTTATTTCAGTGATTGCCAGAGGAACGCCTGCATCCGGGGTTATTAGAATGATATGGGTACCATCAGTATAGGTGGCAGTTGCCACACCATCAGCGGCGGCGAGCTTGACTGCAAAAGCCGTAAGAGTCGTAGCTTTGTCAGTGGAGAAGTTCTGGGTAACAAGCACGCCATTAACTTTACAGGATATTGAACCGCCAGCAGACCAAGTTCCGGCATTATCGGTTAGAGACCTTGTACCCAATATCTGCCCTATCTTGATTTTTACTACACTGGGATTCTGTGAAAAAATTGCTTGTGCCGCTTTGTACTCTGGAGCACCGCTTCCTCCAACAAGCATTGCTGCCATAGAAGAGTCTACGGCGGTAAATTCCTGAGTCTGTCCGGTGAAATTTCCATTCGGACCCAGAATGAGAATAGTACCAAACCCTGCTCGGCTCACTGATTTAGTTTCCCGAGAAATTGAAACATTTACGATTTCTTTTAGAGACATGAAAACCCTCCTGTAAAAAGTGATTTATATTATTCTATTCCTCTTGCAATCTTGAATTCATCTACAAAAATTGCTTCGGCACCACCAACATTATATGTTGATAAAAAGTAATCGGAATTATTTTCAACTATTTGACAATTGAAGTACCCATCTGCATTTGGATTTTGTTTTATATTATTGATATAAATTTCCCAGCGACCGTCATCATAAGTAATTTTAATATCTTGCCAGGTCGTAAAATCATAAACCGTTTCATCTTCATTGAAAGGATTTACACAAGCCGGTTCTCCTTCAACCACCTTAGTAAATTCCCACCATTGTCCCGGGAGACCTGGTGCATTCGTTTGAAGTGAAATACGTACCCAAGCATACCATTCATAAATAGCAATCACAAAGCCTGTATTCGGATATGCATTAAGAACCGAATTTTTTTGTAGAAGTTGAAAGTTACTTGTCCAGCCCCACTCTCCAGTTGTAAATCTAAGTTTTTCTAATATGGTAAATCGGTCTGTTTCACAGAAATTTATATTCACACTATTTGGTAATTTTAAAAGTCCAGTAGCTGACCCGAATTTAAAACAATCTCCCACGGCACCTACATCGTATGCTTCATTAGAAACCCAAACCCCATTATTCCCATTAACAGAGTCAACCGTATCATCTTCACCCTTCCACCATCCTTGAACTAAATAAGTAGCGTCTACTGGAGTACCGGTCAAGACGTTTGATAATAGAGACTCACCATCAATGTTTACAGAAGTTACCCCAAAAGCATATTCTGTACCATCAACTAAACCTTTCTTTAAATAGGGAGAAGTGGCAGAAGTAATTTTTGTACCGTCTAGTTTTGTAACCGTCGCCCCTTGTTTCCAGTATATATTATAGCTGGCCGCACCGGTAACAGGAGACCAAGCAATCGTTACCCTATTATCTCCTACGGTAATACTACCTAAAACAGGAGCGTCTGGTAAAGGTGGCGGAGGAGGTTCTACCGGGGTCGCTGAAAGGATATTTGATAGCTCGGACTCAACACCTAAAACGTCCGTAGCAGTCACCGCAAAAGTATACTCTTCCCCGTTGGTCAGCCAGTCAACCAATGTAGGAGAATCTACATAAGTCCAATTCGCTCCAAGTTTATCTACCGTGCTGCCTTGATTGAAATAAACAGTGTAATAATCGGCATCGTCTACACTATCCCAAGAAACGAGGACGGCTGCATCTTGCGGTACGGCACTCAATAATACCGGTGCTGCTATAATATCAGGTGGTACTGGAGGCACTACAATTATCGGAACTGTTATGGTATCTAAGGTAATGAGTATTTCCTCTTCCATAAATTGTCCCGCTATTTCTACATGTTCAATGAATTCCGGGACATCTGTTATTATATCAGTTGTCCTAAAACGCAAGTCAATTGCAAAACGATTTTCCAAACGCGATTCTAATAGTTGCGTAATGTCAATAATACCACCCACATCATCTACAAAAACAAGAGCTATGCTATATAAGGGATCCCGGGAAGTTTTTCTGCGCAATGCTTTTTGAATATTTTGTAATAACTCGAACGCTCCAGGACCATAAGCCTGCAATGATAAGGTAAACTCTCTATTCCCAGTGATGGTGATTATTCCATTTGAATCGGAACGACTAACATAGTCTTCACCAATAGGTACGAAAGGAGATATTTTTCCAGCGATATATGGCAGTAAAGGTCTTGGCGCATTCGGGTTCATCCAGATAAACGGGATAGAAGGTGTTACCGTAAAAATAAGTGTCCCTATAATTTGAGTATTGTCTGTCAAGACTACCATTGGCAAAGAACTAACGAATCGACATAAAAAAGTATAAGTCCTTTTTTCTACGTCATACTCAAAAAACATTACTTCGGGAATAGCCTTGATTTTATCTGCCAATGCCGTAAGGTAATCACGATCGTCACCGAAGGTCTCTGTTACCGTTGTGGTATTAACAGTAATAGAGATTATTCCATCCGTGAAGTCACCTTCATTCCAAGATATGACAATAGGTTGAGTCCCCATTATCCACTTGGCAAGATCGGTTTTCATTGTTTCGTAGTTCATACTTTTACCACTATGTACTCGTAATGATTAATCACGTTATTTTGCCAGGGATCTTTTTTGATGACTTCGTACTCTTCCCCAAAGATAACCACCCTATCCGGGTTCTGTGTTTGATCTAGTGATAAAAGAGAAGAGTCTGTAAATAATTTAAAGGACTTCTTTTCTCTTCTACCTTCTGGTAAAGTCAAGACTTCGGCGGCACTCGTTGGTTGTACCGAAGCTTGAATGGTGCTCGTAGCTCCTACCGATTCGCTATAAGTTCCATTGGTATAAGCTCCCGTTCCCCGGGAGATAACCGTAGTCGGTTTACGAAAGGAGCTCATGCCATCACCTCTACATGGGTAATGGATTGTATCAATTGTCCAGAATCAATCAAAGCGACATCACTGCCTTTTTTTGCGATCGTATAAGGTGAAAGCTTAGGTGGAATATTATCCTTTATCCTAAGCTTTATTTTTGTTGCCATCCATTCCCCTATACGTGCCAATGATTTTTGAGGAGTGCTTTGCCCAGCGATAATGCGAATAGCTTCCTCTTCTTTTATCTTTTTCAATTTCTCCGAATTCGCATCAAAGGTAGAACGAATAAAAGATCGCTCGGGTATGTTTGCATTTGGTGCTCCAAATTCGTGAATAGCACCAATACGAATAAGATCTATTTGGGTTGAGCTGTGCCCTTCACTAACCACTGCCGGTTCACTCTCTTCTGGTAATCCGACCTTAGTATAACTATTTCCGCTTACGCCTCTTATCGTCTTCAAAAAAGAGGCCATACCTTTATCGGTATCAGATACGGAAACATGAGACATTACATTCTCCTCGTTCTGGGGAACAATGTAGATGTTTGTAATATCGTTAAAAGTTCGGTACCAAAAGCAGTTGAATCCAGATCAGTAACCGAAAGCATTTTACCACTTATCCCGGAACCGGCGGCACCATACGAACGTGATAATCCCCCCTCGGATTCTGACGTTATGGCACCCGAAGTTCCACTGCCACTTGATGTCCCGGTCCCAGGATTACCACCGTTAGCCTGCTCTACAGCTAAGATATGACAAACCTTTAATCCAACGGCAATCTCATAACGCTCCCCTAAGACACTTGCAGACAACCCTATTCGTGCATAAGAGATAAGATCGCTAAGCCTTGGATCTAAAGCCCACTGAGGAGCGCGCAATTGGATTGTCTGCAGTGCCGTGAAAGACATATTATTCCTCTTCTTTCTTTTCGACAACGACCTTTTGGTCATCAATTCTTTTCAGCTGTTTAGCGATTGCATCTTGAATACCTTTTCTTTGATCGGTCAGGGCAAGGTCTTTCAATGCTGCCACATTAAAGGTACTCTCTATAATCTTTATAGCAGCAGAACTTGCCAAGCCAACAACGCTGATCTTAGTCACAGCCGCTTTCACTGAGGAAGGGGAAATATTGATTACCGGCGCGGAATTCTTGCCGATGATTTCAAGAAGCTTATCCTTGACCTTGGATGTAAAAGAGGGATCGGCGAGGAGTTCCGCCGCTTCTTGCTCAGTAAAAGTATTCATCCCGGGGTAGAAGAACTTTGAACCTACGTAGGTGATAAACGGTTTTGTTTGCCTTACTATCATTTTTTATCCTCCAGATAATTTTTTGATGTAGGAGTTAGAGAGGGAAAATTTCTCCCCCTCTAACCGATGACTGCCACTAGCCCTTAGATACCTTCTACAAGGTTGATTGAAAGGGGATAGTAGACGATAACACCACCACAACGTTCATGGCAAGGAGTTATGTACTCGAGTCCGCGTCTCTCAACTTCAAGCTGCTCAAAAGGCTGCGGTATTTCAAGCGTAAGCTTGTCAGAGGAACGTTTGTAAAAAATCATTATGTCTGTATTTGCCGCGACACCTGTAGATGGTACAGGGTTTACATCCTTGAGTTCCGCAACCCATTCCACCTTGGTAATGTACGGACGTTGCTTGAGGAATGCTTCCAGAATGGTCAAATCACTTCCTGTTGAACGATAGGTGCTGGTGATAATACCATGCTGCGCAATTGGCAGAATGAGTGTGTCCGGGATTTCAGTACCTTTGGTCAAGGTGAGAATGTCATCAACGCCTTTATTGAGGTCAAGGAGGATTTCGTCCGCGGTTTTTGAGGCAAAGGTAATATGTCCACCGCGAGTGGTAACTGTTCCTTTGGTAATATTGGCCTGATAAATGAGACCGACAAGTCCGCCATTTTCTCCATCAGCAGCCCGTGCTGACCATGCAAGAGTATTGACTTTTTGTTCCATTGCCCGGCGAGCCGCATTGGCTTTACGTGTCGGAAGGTTCTTGTTCGCCATGGCACTCGCTCTGATTTCCTGGAGATTGTATCCGAAGGAGTCACCGATTGATCGAACAGGGCTGGAGAATTGCTTACCTTTTACATCTGCCCTCGGAAGGTCGTCGGCATAATTGGCAATAACTTTTGCCATACCAACTTCGTCGAATTGTGTATAAGTGATCGTTTCTGCCCCGGGACCTGCATCTGTGGCAACAGGGATAAGCATGGTTGCCTTAAGCTCCGGATAGACGATGTCGTACGTCCGTGCCTTAATGTGCTCCAATTCACGCGCAAAAAATACTGATTCGTTTGCGTCGAGATTTACAAATTTCATGTTAACCGTCCTTTAAAAAGTTGTATTATTGTTAGTTTAGGTTAATGTTTCTATTACTTACCATTCATTACTGTGGCAGATTAAGTTGTAGCTTGGCGACAGTCGTCAAACCTGTACCACCTTCAACCCATCGGGCACCGGCAAGCAAAATACATTTGCTACTGTCGGAAGATGTGCCGAACATTCCCCGCAATTTGGTTCCATTATCCTGAATACGATAGTACACATCATCGTCTGCGGTAACGGTCTCTTCTGGTATTACATAAATAGTACCTTCCTCAAGCACTGAGACCGCTTCAGTTGCTTTAATGGTGACAACATCAGATACCTGTTCGGTTGCCCCGGGATTGACCGCTACACCAATAAGGTTTGCTGCAACATCAAGAGAAGTGGCAACAGCCGGCATAAGTGCCATCGTACCGGTAACTCCTGAAAGGTCTGCCACGGCAACGACATCAATGTTCCTTGATTTAAGAGTAATGGTATGTGCACCGCTATTGTAAACGGCACTGTAGATCCCGGTAACTCCGGCTTGAATTGCTGCCGCAAGAGCGGTCAAGGTCGTATTTTTATCGGTACCCCATGCTTGCGTAATTACGGTACCATTTACCGTTACGGAAATAGTGCCCGCGGTAAAGGTTCCAGCGTCATCGGTAAGCACCGATTGATTCTCCACAGGCAAACGACACTGGTTTGCATATCCGTACATTTTTACAACCCCGCGACCGGGAGGAATTGCTACAGCAGCCTGTAAGCTGGAGCAAAGACTTTTTCGTGAGTCTGCGAGCATTCCCGCAAAACCTTTAACGAACGTTTGGGCGTAAGCTGTTTGTGACATTTTTCCCTCTTTTGATAAAGTTAAGTTTTAAAAAATTTATTCTGGTTAATGACCGTTTAAGACTTCATGCTATTTCGTACTACGTTCTTTCATTGCAAGTATCATTGCATCACGCCGAGCCTGTGCCGTTGTCGCACCTTTTCCATCATTACGAGGAAGTGCCGTTTCTCGCTGTGCTGCCGATGCGGAATCGTCCAGTTTAACTTCAAGTGCCGAGTCAAACCGCGCCTGGATATATTCCTCGGATACGCCGTCGAGCTTAGCACTGGGGAAACGGGACAAGATAATCGCTTTCTTTATTTCGGAATTGGTCATGCCATCAAGCTTCACGATCGTTTCGGCACCAAGTGTATCGTTCGCCACCTTGACGAGAGAAACCCGGGTTTTCACCGCGGCGTCGATTGCTGCTGGCATTGCATCGAGCTTGCTTTGAAGTTGTGCATTGGTCTCTTTTGCCGTATCTGCATCGGCACGTAGTTTATCCGCATTCGTCAGAAGACTTTTGTTATCCGCCGACAAGCCGTCAAGCTTCGTTTGAATGGCTGCAAAAGCCACAACAACTTCCGGTGCCGCATCGTACTCCAGACCGTTATCCAAACGCACTTTCACCATACTATCACTCCTTGTTGAATGTTGATTGTTTGTACCATCGTTATCTATTGAGTCCTTTAAATTTCGTTTGCCAAGGCCAAGGCGAGCATTCTCCCTTTGATTCTTTTCATTCTTTGACTGTACTTTTTGTCTTGCATAGCTGGCACCGTATTTATCTGACGGATTTACCCCTCCTTTAGATCCACCGCCTTGAGGACCACTCCCGGGCCCACCATCTTTCTTTTTAAGACAAGGCAAACCGTTTGCATCTAACTCTACCTCCTCCTCTGGTACTTCAATGGCGTCTGCTGCATCCATATTCAAACGAACATCTACACCAGCCCTCCCGCGATCCACAATTGCCAGGTGATTATACATAATACCCCTTTGTATAAAATCGAATTCCTCGCCGTCATAGTTCCCGGATTTTTCCTCAAGTTCGGTTTCATAACCTAGAGACAATTCCTCTCTACCGGCTTCTACCGCACTGACCCCGTCTTGGGTGGTAATCGCTATAGGAACCAAAACGAATTTACCATCCGGTATTACATTCTCACCGGTCATACCTATAGACAATGCTTTGGCAGTATCGGCACTAACCAGTTTATCCATAGGATGTAAATTTGTAATGGGAATCATTCGCATTGAATCTAAGGAGGCGCGAGAAAAGACTTCATCAGGATGTCGAAGCTCTCTACGAAGGGTACCGTCTGCGTTTCGGTAGGTAAAGACTCCGGTTCTAGTCACCCGAGCAATACCTTTTAAGAATCCTTCGGGGGTCTTCTCCATTGACACTACTGTACCGTTATCAAACCTTCGTACTATCATTTTTTATTTCCTCATCTAAAATAAAAAAGCCCACTGTCCAGCATCAGGACAATGGGCTTTTGGGTAAGTAGACCGAAAAGCAACCAAAGCAGATACCAATAATATACCTTTGTTTCTATCAAAAAACACTAATTAAATAAAGTATAATTCAAGTATCTTTATTTAATTCGTGATTAACTGATACCTGTACGTTTCCTATCCCTCCTTGATGAATATTGATAGTTAAAACAAGCTTGCCGGTAAAGCGTTCTGCCAGAACCTTTGCAACATAACGCGTAACTACTTCCACAAATTCTTTAAGACTCATTTGTACCCCTTATCAATCGCCTCATAAATAGGGTCGAACACTGGTTCTGGCCAACATCTACATTGATAATCTTGTCCTGGGTGCTTCTCAACACCTCCTATAGCCTTACGAGAAGCCCAAGTTTTTCCGTTCCAATAAACCTTCTCATTATCCCAACGACACTTCTTTCCTTCCATTACCGCGTGAGAATGACGTACCCTATCATCCCCCGATGTTCTAAAAATGTATTCTGTTAAGCCAATATCCTTTTGACGCATCATTGCCAGTTGACCATTAAGCTTAGATACTTGATCCCGGGCAATTAATTTTGCCCCTTTCTTCGTTGTATTAAATTGCTCTTGTATTTGTTTGGCAATAACTTCATGGCGAGTACCCATACGCAAAGCATTACCAGCCATGGTTTGGATACTGGTCAATGTTTTATCTTTTATGGATTTAATCAATGCTACATTATCTACCGCAAAAGAGTTAAGACTGCTCTGTACCCAAGGAGCGTAATTAATGGTATTGACTCCCATTACCTTTTTAAGTACCTTTTGCCATTGAGTATTATTCCACTTATAAACCTTTTGTCCAATATTCAAAGCAAGTGTCTTAAAAGACAATGGATTCTTTTCTAATTGAATAGCTAAAGCATTCATCAAGTTATTGAATGCATCCGAATAATCATCTACCCGAATGCCATCTAAGACCGGATGTGTTTCTCTTGCATCGTGAGCCAAACCCGGTAGCGCTGGGAAAAGAGTTAGCTTGACTTGGTCTTGGATAGACTTGATATACCCTAAGAGTTCGGCAAGGTATTCCCTTTCGATAGAAGAAGGGTATAACATTTTAGGTGGCTTAGACCTAAACTTCTTAGCTTGGCTTGCCAGCCTTTTTCTTTTCTCGTAAAGAACAAGCATTTGTGCACTTGGCATATTAGACTCCAGTCAATCCCTTTACGAGTATTTTTACTTTCTCCCCAGGAACAAAGAAAGAACAAAATTTGTCCCATTGCGAAGGTTGTATTGTTAAGCACCCGGCACTCCCGGACCAAGCTTCACCGGTTTCATCATTTATGTAACCACTATGGACTTCAACACCTTTGACTACAGCTCGCCAGCCATTGTTCTTATTAGGTAATATCGCCGGAAGTTCTTTTCCTTCGTTTAGAATTATACAGTATCTCCCCCGGGAATTAGCCCCCCATACCCCGGTATACCATCCTTCGGAAAGGCAACCGTAGCAAATATCCCATACCTGACCTGTCTTAGAATGCTTCGGATTCGGCGTTGACCTGCCATTGAAGGAATCAAGCAATTGGTCTTCTGCATTTATTACGGAGACCGGATCCATATAGCCAATAATGCTCGGGGGCTTTACCCTTAAGAACTGTACAATTTTTTCCATAATCAGCTCACTTTCTTTTTAGTTGTCTTATTCATCTACCGGTTCAGGAAGTGCTCTTGTACCCATTAATTCGATTTCTTTTCCATAGACTTCTCCTCCGAAACGTGATGTTGCCACTTCGGCTGGATCTAATACAGCAGCGTCTATGTAATTCTTATCAGTCACTGAATTAATCTGGCGTATCTCTGCCACTTGTTTATCATTCATCACTTCAAGAGGATTGAACTTAATACCCCAGTCATCAGGTTCTACCCCACGGAAAGCACCTTCTTTTGAGAGCATTATATACTTCACTAATGTTTCAAGAAGTGGTTGCAATTCGGTAACTTGTGCTACCTCTACAACATTATTCCAATCGTCTGTCTCCCCTTTGCCCTCATTATTCAATCCTCCAGCTTGCTGTCCAAGGAATATTCTTTGAGGAATTCCGGTAACGATTGAAAGTGCCGTAAAGAACTTATCGACTATTTCCCCGAGACCTGCAACAGAACTTGCGTGCTTCTCATATTTTTCATTATCTGCATCAAGAAGCATTGTATTAATTATGTGCTTGGATAAATCAAGTAATTCTAAACGTCTCCTAACTAACTCTTCTTGGTCCGAATTAATCAATCCGGCTAAATTCTTTATTGCCAAGGAACCTGTTACGAATTCCTCTACAATACTTTCTAAGCCATTATAGATCCCACCAAGTGATCTAATCTGCTCGTAGCAATGCTGTAGAGCAGAAGCACCCCAGCTATTGTTCATAGAACGAGCCATGTCCGGTATATCTACACCATCCATAACTAGGCAACGAGTCTCATGTACCCTAAAAGACTTCATTCCTCCCAAAGGAAAAACGTTATAGAATTGTACCTTTCCATACTTAGGACTTCTTGGATCCGTATACAAATCACTGGTCGTCCAGTTTACCCTATAGCGATCGTAGGTTCGTAGAAAAATAACGTTTCTAATTTGGGAAGTATTCACGGGAATGGCCATATCTACAGAACCGTCATCAATACCCATAACACAAATAGCTCCGCCGAACAATCTGTTCCAGCGAAGCAAGCGGTCGATTTCAATAATTGCCTTTATCTCTTCCAACCTTGCCATGACTGCTTCATCGGGATCCCCCTCTATGGTGAAGCCAGACCGAAGCATGTACCCCGGGAGAAGGTTCACGACTCGTTTAGCAAACCCATCGTCGACATACAAGTCAATCAATTCCTGTTCCGTCATAAATACTTTAGCGGTGAAAGTGGTACTTGCCTTTCGGTCCTGTCCTCTGATCCCTGCACCTGAAAAGATATTAGTCCAGCCACCATCCGCCCTTGTCAACTTCACTGGCATACTTGAAGTCACTTTCTTAATTGGTACCACTTCTCGTTTTGTTAATTTGATGGTCATCTTTTTACTCCTTATGTTTTTGTAAGCATTTTATAGTATACCAATGAGGACTCCGGGCCCTCAAGCGTATTTAAAATATACCTTTCGGGGTCTTTACTATGGTCGTTTTGTTTTAAGGGTTTATCTTCCCCTTTCTTAGCGGCATTTTTATCCCATAGATAAGCACCATAATCCTCAATAGTATGATTACAACAGGAACATATTTTATATTCTCCACTGCCAAGAAGTCTGCTTTGAGTCCTTATACCGGTCAAGACTTCGTTATCTGCATCGACAATATTAAACATCCCTTTCTTTGCCAATGCAACTTTGAACGAAGCAGCAGAGGGATCTATAATAAGTGCTGTAGGTTTTATATTTCCAAGCCATTTAACAAAATCATCCGCATACTCTGCATCGTCCTTTTGCCTTCCGGCATTCTGACTATCGTAGTAATACTCCCGCTCACACCATATTCTTGGATTTAATAGAGGATGTACCCCGAACAATAGAAAGCAGGTTGGATTACCGGTACCATAGTCAATACCTACATAGTATTGCTTGGCAATCCCAGGTGGTTTTATAATTGTATGCTCGTCTTCGTCAAAGAAATCATATATGGCACCTTCTGCCATTACCCATAGTCCAAGAATAAAACGCTTGTACCATAGACCTAAATATTCCTTCTTTAGATTATCCTTAAATCGTTTTGATAAGAAAGGATTATCATCTAACTTAAACTTAAAAACAGACATGTCTAGTTCAGCACGCCTATTCAAAAATCCTTTCTTTAAATAATGGTAGGGATTGTCCGGGTTGGTACTTCCAAAGAATGCTGCGTCATCGGGAGATAGTCGAGAAAGTAACATTACCCAAAAAGACTCTGGCCATAATGTTATTTCATCACCGTAAGCACCTCCTGCAGTCATTCCTCGTATTTTACCCTCGGAGCGTTCATCACTCGCACCTATCACATGGCAACAACGATCAAAAATCCAGCATTCTGCTTTGCCAGGAAGATAATTGCAGTTATTACCTAACATACGTTCAAGAGGACGTACAACATTACGAACCGTCGAACGTTCGGTTCTTCCAACTATTAATAAGTCATCCTTTGGTGTTTTGGGGGATCCGCAGAATTGAATCCAGCGGTATAGACTAGCAATGGTTTTTGAAGATCGAACAGCACCTTCCCATATATTAAGCCGGGAATTCGCTGCTCTAATAGAACGTGCCTGTATTTCAGATACTGCCATGATGTTATTTTTCCTTGTCGCTGGGAGAAGAGGAGTCAAGGGGTGCCATTTCTTCTTTGGCCTCAATTAGAGGAGTATCGAGTATTCTATCAATGGCCTCCAATATTTCTCCCTTACCTTCACCTAATCCTTTTTCGGTTACTTTTCCTTCGGTACGTTCTGCAATAAAATGACGTGCGTCTTTATCTCCTCTTATTGCATCATAATAAGTCCTGAGAAGCATACCGAAGCGCATATTATTATTCTTGGGTTCTATTCTAATCTTTGGATTGATAAATTTTAATTGGTCTAGGAATACTTCTGGTATGGGGTCGTCACCTATTCGACGAAGTATGTCGGGGATACATTTTGCGGTTGGAGGTCTACCATAAGGATTTCTGACTTCTCCCGGTTTCGCCCCATTAATACCTTGCTTGCCTCCGAAGTATACTCTCTTCTTTGGTACTATCTCCTCCGGTACTATCTCTTCTGGCACTTTCTTTTTTGGTGTAGACTTACGTATTTGTATTTTACTCTTACCTGTTTGTACTTTCATGGTCCACCTTGGTATTAAGATTGTAATTTTGTTATTATCATGTATACTTTAAATATACTTCAAAGAGAGCTGCCATTTCTATAATAAATAATTGTACCTATTCCCTATATGTATATGTACCCATCCTAACGTACTTTTCTATACGTACCATTTAATACGTACCTTTTCAGCACATCCTTTCACCTATTATATATATATGGTCGTCTATATACCTTAAGATATGAATCATATTATAATATTTAGATTATTATAATATTTTATATCTCCCTATATATAGAGACTAGGTTTTAGAGCTAACTTCTTTAGAATCAACAACCTGTACTTTTTTTTCTGAAAAGTACCAGTCATAACTTATTTAAAATCAACAATAATACATAAAATAGTGAATTATTTGACCCTGCTATAATAATTACATGAAGGGCGAGAGCACCAAATCAAAATTTTATCCGTTCTTAATCTACAACCACAGCTACAATGCGCACTCATCCAGACAGAAATATGGGGATCCCCTTCCACTTTTATCGGAGTCTTTTTCTTAATTACAATCTTTGTTTTCATAATAAAATCAACCTCTTATCGCTTGGTACCACAAAATAATGAACATATCCTCCACCTCATACGTTCCATAAAATCAAGTAGCTCAAGCAGCAGCCATGGAACTACACATATCACCACAGCAAATATGGTAATCACCGGTACGGCAATAACAAATAACGTAAATTCTTTAACAGCACGTGCTTTTTCAAACAAAACTTTTCTCCTATGTTCATGCTTATTTTCTTCACTTAGGAAGGTGTACGTACTCGGCTCCCCGGTTTCAAGCCAGCTATTCGGGTCTTCAATATCATAGTCCCAGTCATAATTTTCATTAAGTACAGCCGGTTTTCTGCCATTATTTTTCGGCTTAAAAGCTACCATATCTTCCATCACATAGACATGTTCACAACAAGCATAGACATTATCATTCTCTTTTCCAGTGCCGAATTCAGGAACGCCATCACAACTTGCTATATTCTTTTTGCAAGTATCACATAGATTTAAGGTCTTTTTCCAGCATTCCTTTTCGTGACAGAAAGGTTCGTCTTTGTCGTGAAAGGTACATGACTTGTCGGTACATTCCATTGCCATAATTTAATTCCTTTCAATGGTGGTGTAGGTATTTTCATTAAACAACATTCTGGAGCACGATATAAATTGGGGTGGCTTCTATAATGGTACAAGCGGACCTTATACTTTGTACACTCATGGTAATGTGCTTCAGGATGACTTTCTTTAGGATGAACAAAATCACAATCCCCACAAAATATTGCCATAATCTAACCCATTTTGCTAAGGTTTCTGTTTCTATCAGTCCATCGAGTTCTTTCACTCAAGTCTCGGTGATCTTCGGTACTTCTCCTAACTAGTGCGTCCCTTATAATACTATAGGATTGCTTTGACAACACAAAAGCGTCTTGCCCTTCTGCCAAACCGTCTAAGCATTTAATTAAGTCTTTTAAAGCCTGATTATTTTCCGGGAATAATTCTACCTTAAAGACTCGACAATCCGTAGCTTTCCAATTAACTAAAGCGCCATTTCCTGGGTCTACTAAAGCAATAATATCGCCCTTATAAGAATGCCAATGAAGAACTTTTCCAACAGTTCCTTTAATTTTTAATTGTAGTTCCATATATCTCCTTTGACTCAATATACTTTTGAACCCTTTCTACCGCCGCACGGTAATCTATGTATTCACCAATATCGTAGGTCTCCAAACCCTTTTCGGTCATAATCCTATACCCAATGCCACAAGGGTCTGACTCATCAGTCCAGCCAACAGGTTGTTCTTTCGGGTCAATCATAATTTACCACCTCCAAGGAACACAAAAAATAATACTCCACTTTATTAGTCGATTACCACAACAGACTTCATACGCAAGACGAATAAAGAACCAGCGCAATATAAAAAAATTAAGCCAACCAAGCCAAGGATAACGATAACCGAATTGTGGTGTTTCCATCAGCAAGACTCTTTGGTTGAAAATACCTTACCACATACGTGACATCGGTGCATATATCCCATAGACCAATGTTCAAAAGAATGCGTGCCACAACGAGGACAAATTGCTTTCATAATTTTAGCTCCAGTTGAACGCCATCAGGTGTTCCGAATTGAGTAATGTAATAATTAACCCACCATGGGTCATTGGCAATCTCCTTTTTCCCTAAACAAACGGAGCAAGGTAAATCAATATTCCCCACCTTCCTGCCGGCTCTACCTAATCCAGCACAAATAGGACATTTTACATTATCCATTAAATAAAACCCTTTCTTATAATTGGGCAAGGATGCAATCTATGCCATCATCGACACCACCACTCCACTGCATAGTTATTAACCATCCCTATTGTGATCACCCAAAGGTTGCCAGTCCGCATCTTCAATAACAGGACCTTGCTTTTCCGGTATATGAATAAATTTCTTGGTTATGGGATCTTGTTTAATACAGGGAAATAAATCACAATCAGCACACTCCGGTTTTAAAAGCTTCATTCTCCGCATGTACCACATAACACCATATAGCTCTGGAGTTAGAAATTTCCCTGTTTGCATAATCCCTTACCTTTTCTTAAAGAAACCTTTGCTTGGCTTTTTATCGGGAAGCGGAACCGATTCTTGCTCTTTTGCCTTCGCTACAAGGCTTTCCAGCATTTCGTTCGGAATTGCATTAAAGGGTGCGGGAACCGGATTCGGCACTGGTGTTACCGGAGGATTAATCGGTACAGGATTACCGAATTGTGGCATTGGCTCATTCACCGTGACCGATGTGATTGCGATTGCCGGTGTGGTCTTGGAATTGTCTTTGATTTTGAATCCCGGCAATGAGAGGGGATCGTGAAGCAGAATAGTTCCTCCCGGCAAATCCTCCCTTGGGGGAACAACCCGAATGATAAGTGAACCGAATTCTGTGATTTTTTCAAGATCCAACTTGACTGTTATTACTTGTAACATCTTATCCTCCTTTAAACTTTAGTGAAATATTCTCCCCAGCGATTCTGTAAAAATAGCTGGCCAGCTTTCATGTTCTGTGTTTCCTCCTTGGCAATTTTATCTAGTTGTTTGCAAAGACGATCAAAAGGTACTTTATCAATAAGAGCACAAAGATCACTGTCACCATCTAAAGAACAGGTCTTTTCTTTTTTGCTTCTTAGACATTTATTTATTACCATGAAATACGGGCAAAGATACATTTTTAACTCCTATCTTGCCTTTTACAATTTTACCATTAAGTAAAAATAATTTGTTAGTTGGTACCCGAGATAATGGTGCGCATGCTTTTTGAGTATTAACTTTTACTTCATGCTTGGCTAATCTGCTTTGATAAATATTTGAAAGATGAATTCCGAGCTTGGCATATAAATTGAAGAACAGCCAGGTGTTGATTGTATCCAATGAAACCTGATTATTTACGTATAAACTAAAAGAGTCTTTTTTAATGAAAGTACCTTTATACTTTACCCCGGTCTTAGAATAATAGAAGTAATTTTGCCATAAAGAATCATTTGCTTTATGCCAATAATCTCCCATAGGAATGGTCAGAGTCTTTTGGATTATTAAGGTATCAATGGCATATTGTAACGATTGGTCTTGAACCTTATTATAATAGCCCGTAATAATACATTTTTGCATCGTTGCCGTTGTAGAGATAATATGTACATTAACGAGGACTTCCCGTTCTGACATAATCAAGGTATCTCTTGGTAAAAATAAATCTGCACAAGAAACAGATGCAAAGAGTAATACGCCGATGATTCCATTAATAATCCTCATAAAGTACCCCTTTCAAAAAGTTAATTTATTTCGGGTAGTTTTACCGAATCCCCAATTGTTTCTGTTTTCCCGTTTACTGATTTCCTTAGCCATATTTGCCTTTACTTCTTTTGGGCACTCGCTGAAAAGAATATGGTTAGGATTCTGCGCATAAAGTTCCAAGACCAAATCGTTCACGGTTTCATGTTGCATCCTCACTTGCCGATAAAGATGGTGCCTTGTCACCTGATACTCATTTTTAAAACCCATGATTTCGGCACATAGTCTTAAATTCTCTTTCTCTTCCTGAATGGAATCGGTCGAACGGATTAAATGCTTCGTTGAATGCTGGTGGTTTTTCATAGAACTACTTATTCCTTCCTTTTAAAATTATTGGTTGTTTTCTCTTTAATAATACATTAAAAATACTTTTTTCCCACGGACTATTTTCCGGGGGTTTTCCCGCTGGTAAGATGTGCGCCAATAATACCGTTTGATTGCCGTTTAATTCGTTTAATGATTTCCATAAATAACCGTTCGGAATGACCGATTGTGAGACATAAGAAAATTCACCATCGTATTTACACGCCGCTTCAATGGCACAAACCGCAGCCATAAGCCTTTTTCGATTAAAAACAAAACTTTTCAAGGTCATAGATTGTTCGGAAGCTTCGTTTCCTGCCATTAAAGCTCGCAAACGCTCGCGCCAGGTCAAAAGCATAGGCGAAGCTTTAACCGCTCGTATTTTCTGGCTTATAACGCCTTTTCCGCCATTGATTTCACAATGTAAATAAGCACCATCATTCGTGATAGAAACATTTTCTAATTTACCCTTAAACTGCCTATCCGGTGGGATCGCCTTAATTAAGGTCGTCAATTGTTCGACCGAAACAGCAGAAGGACTCTCCAGGGGTTTATCATTGTGAAAGGGTAATGACCTGATAATCCCTAGGGGCGTCGGTTCAGAAGCATAAATTGCCCATGAACAGATAGACGCAATTGAACCGTCAGGTTCTAAAAGAACGATAGGGCTCGCCTTTTCAACATGAGCTATTTCACAAGCCCCTGCTAACATTGCTTTTAGGTATATGCTCATTGTTCAAACCTTTCTAAATATTCATAGGCTGGATTATCAAGTTCTTTATTACATTGATTGATTAAATAGCGAACATATTCACAATCAGACTCGATAATGTTTTGAAGGGTAACTCCCCGGTACTTACCAAAGTGTATTATAGTGTCTAAGCTATAAACTTTGATAGAATCCCGAACACTCTCCCAGCGAGTCTTTGAAAATTTAGACATGTTGTGCTATTACCTCACCAATCTTTTTTATGCAATCCTGGCAATCTCTTTTACCTTTAGGTGGTGCAATGAAAATAGCGATGTATCCCCGGGACTCATCAATAATACTTTGACAGATGAATTTATTCTTTTCGGCACAAGCTACTAATTTTTGCCACCCTTCTTTTTTATTAAAGACAAAGGGAAGGTCATCCGCCCAACGACGCTCTTCCTCAGTCTCTTCATAAATAAGAATAGCGTCAGCGCTGAGAGGATGCGCCGCTATGCCATCATACTCGGCGATAACATCGAAAAGTTTTATAGCTCTGTCAAAGATATTTCTTGCTTTATCGGAAAAGTTCTTTCCAATACCCGCTCTCTCTATAAATTCAATATGGTGCCTATCAAGAGATAAGGGTACGGAAGTCTTATAGGATTTAACCATAAGATCACTTCCTTCCGATAATCGCTAAGAATTCCGCCCGAGTCTCGTGTTTTTTAAACACCCCGGTTAATGCCGAAGTAACCATGGTAGACTCCTGTTTAGCAACGCCTCTTGATTTCATACAAAGGTGCTGTGCCTCTATGATACATCCAGCGCCATGCGGTTTCAGGACTCCTTCGATGGTATCGACAATCTGTTTCGTAAGGCGTTCCTGTACTTGTAGCCGTTTAGAAAAACAATCTACAAGTCGGGCGAGTTTTGATATACCGACAATAGTACCATTAGGTATGTAGGCAATGTGTGCCTTGCCAAAGAAGGGAAGAGCATGGTGCTCACAGGTTGAATAGAATTCAATATCCTTAAGGACAACCATTTCGTCATAGTCCTTATCATTTTCAAATACTCGCCCAAGTATTTTTTCCGGGTTCATATTGTATCCAGAATAAATTTCTTGCCAAGCCCGAAGCATTCGCTGGGGAGTATCTTTTAATCCGTCTCGCTCCGGATCCTCGCCAATAAATTGCAAAAACCGAAGCGGTATATCCTCAGCGCTTTTGTCCTCCTCTTCTGCATTCTCCCATGGAAAGACTATCCACTTCCCATGATAAGGACTTTCTAGGCGCTTATCAATGAGTACATAAAGTGGGGTTTGGTACTTCGTCTCATATTTAGCTTCTGTTGCCCCACTATCTGCAAGATCGTCGACAAAAACGGTGGCAAGCTCGGGAAGATCGACAATAGTGATTTCAGGCAAAAAAGCTTTCAGCATATATGCTACCGGGATCCCTCCTCGAGGAATTCCGTAGACCGAAAAACAATTGCCATGCTTGGCAAGGAGGAATGCTGCTAAAACACGGGTTATATCTGCCACCTGGGCATTATTCAAAAATTTCTTTTCCATATTATTTCACTCCTATAAGTTTATGAAGTTGAATACCAAGTCTCCATTCGGTTAAACCGATACTCTCCAAACGCTTCAATTCTTTTATTGCATCGGTTATATGGCGATCCCAAGGTTTTCCCTCAAATACCGGATCTATGACCTGTAATGTTCTGTGTTCCGCCTCAAAGCAAGCATAGCTCTCTGCAGTAATTCCTTTCAAATAAGGGAATAATATTTTCAAGGAATCACAATGAGTAAGGCCACACTTTTCTATCGGTACCTTGGGAGATAAGGTGATGGATGAATACATAAGCGCATGCTCTTTCTCCAACTTAATCGTGCCATTTGTTTCAAGAGCTAAATAATGCGTATTCCATAGGTACCTAGCTAAATGTTGTACCGGTTGCATCAGTGGTTCTCCTCCAGTAAAAACCACTGATTTAGAACAACGTTTCGCTATTTGCTCTACAGTCATAGTTTCCCCAATGGTAGAGTCAGTATCACAGAAAGAGCAAGCTAAGTTACAACCGGAAAATCGTACAAAGGTTACGAGTCTACCGGTGTCAATACCTTCCCCTTGGATTGACTCAAATATTTCATTGACCATATATGTGTTAGTGTGTATCATAGGATAAGCTCCGCGTTAGAGGTAGCTGTTTCCCATATTTTGATTGAACGCAACATTCCCGGGAATACTTTGCATATTAGACTGTTTACATCTAATAGCATATTTTCGACGGTAGGATTCCTTGCCATGGTATATACATTAAACATGAACGGATGACTCCTTAATACTCTGACCAAAGGGTCCTCAGCATTAAGGATAATGGCATGGTCATAAGCGGTATTGATAATAGCCCCCACTTTTTCTTTGATCGTTTTAAAATCAATTACCATACCGTCCTCAGATAATTCCTCACTCTCCATGGTTACTTCAAATACATAACTATGCCCGTGAATATTCGAGCATGCCCCTTTGTACCCAAAGAGACGATGGGCTGTTTCTGTTTTAATAATTTTCGTTACCCGCATCTTTTTCCTCCAGCGTTGAATATAGAACCAACTATCACTGTTTGTAGTCTGTTTCATCCTTCACCCCATGCTTATCATAGAGTTTTTTGAATGCTTCTTTTCTTTCGGTACACGCCCCACAAACTCCGCAATGTATTTCTTCTCCGGTATAACACGAATAGGTCCTGAATATAGGTGCCTTGACTTCATAACCCCGGATAGCAATATCTCCTTTATCAAACCAAGTGTACGGGGTTAAAAGTCTTATATCTTCCCAGAGTCCCGTGCGAAAAGTATCCCGCATTGCCTCCATAAATTCGGGACGGCAATCAGGATAAATCGTATGGTCTCCATGATGGGTACCAGCAGCGACAAAGTTGGCACCGATAGAAGCGGCATATCCGCCTGCAATGGATAACATAATAGCATTGCGAAAAGGCACAACGGTCTTTTTCATATTAGGTTCTGCGTAATGCCCCTTTGGTATGGTCTCACCGGTTAAAAGTAGACTGGACTTGAACAGCTTTACCATAAAATCCATATTAATTGAAATTAACGTGGTCTGTGATGCGAAAGCGGAAGAAATGGCAAAAGCTCTTTCACGCTGATTGTGCTTCGACCCGTATTGAAAATTGATACATTCAACAGAATAACCTGTTTTCAATAAATCGAATAATAAACAGGTGCTGTCTAGTCCCCCGGATAAACTTAGAACAACCCGCTTTCCTGAGTCTTTCATACTAACCCCTCTTTCATTAAGTTAATAAGTGTAGGGAAAGATTGATAAGGTATAATCATAAAAAACTTACACCCTATGGTACTTAAACGCTGACTCAACCGATCCGCAAAAATTATCGACGCTTTCAAGTGGTAATTATACATCCCTCCTGCTTTGTAAGAATGAACCCAACCATCTTTTGTATATAATCCCTCTTGAATCTTAACTGGTAATTGTTTCATTAATAAAGCATTTTTTACAATCTCTCTGCCAATTTTTCCGATCTTATTCTTTATCGGATCAAAGTAGACTATCTGCCCAAATTTTGTAGAGTCTACTATAAAACTTGAATCACAAGAATAAGGCCGGTATTGCCGAAGGATGTCTAAGTTCATTACGCCCAACAAATGTAATTTTTGTGCATCAATATCGGAACGCTCTAGTATCCATTTCAAATAAGCATTTCTATCGTTCGTTCCAGCAACCCCACCTATCCCTACAAAATTAAACTTTTCAATCAATTCATAAAGTTTGTCAATAGGTTGACCTCTTTGATAAACAGGGATAGGATGTAATCCTTTATCAAGCATAATTTGTAGGTTTCTATCGGTTACTTCGGGATCCCCAATTTTATCCAAAGAAAAGTAGCGCCATATTTTAAAAGGAGGATTTTTTACAAAGGCGCAATATTCCTGTAAATCAATATCCCGATTAAGCTTGAATGCCGTAAAGGCACCGGAGTCAAGGAGAATATTGAGTTTGTTTATTTCAGCAAAATGTGCTTTATACGCCGACAAATATGCGTAAGAAATTAGGTGGTTCATCGTATTTCTATCCCTTCAAATCCGATGGATTTTACCCACTGTGTAAGCATATCTTTAAATAAATCTTTTTTAGCAACATCAAGAACCACAACTACGATCTTATCTTTAAGCCCGATATTAGCCGCATTGATTTTTTTAATATTCTCCGGCTCCGGTTCAAAGAATAATGCGCGCCGCTCTATTTCAGAAAATCCAGAAGACTTGACTATTTCCGGTGTGGTAAAGAACTTTTGCAATACCGCTTCGTCCCACTCTGCCCATTCACTCGATTTATTATCGGCAATACCATAAGCCACAGCAGCCGCTTCACTGGGAAAATCAGCGAATAAAACCCTTATGGTTTTCTGATTAAGAAGTTGCATAGCTTTGATAGTGGTATTTCCCTTATAAGCCACCATATTTTTACGCCAAACGACAATTGGTGTTATTTGTCCCCGGGCAGAAATAACCTCGGCAAGCTTCGGTGCTGCCGCGTCATTTTTCCTTGGATTGTTTTTCCAAGGGATAACATCACCAATAGGCACCTCAACGATTTTATCATCCACCTTAACGGGAACCCCGATGACCATTGTCTTTTTAGGTATTTCTCTTCTGGTTATTTGAATCATAATACTTTACTCTCCTCTGTTAAAGTGATGAATTGTTTCTTTATTCTATATACTGATTTATTCTGCTGAACATCTCTTTCAAGGATATTTAAGGCAACCATATTACCAAGTAATATTGCACTAGTTTCACTTGGTAAATGTATTTCTTTCTCAACATCTGACTTATTTAACCACTTTTCTTTATCTTTCCACATTGCCTGGAGTATAGAAAAATTTCGTTGAGAAACAGAACTTCTGGCGATCCCTTCCGCCACTCTAAGTGAGTCAGAAGAGATTACCTTTTCACCTTTAAATAATGATACTCCCATAAGCCATTTCATTATTTCTTTTGAAACCCGGGTCCCTATCTCAGTGCAAGGTCTATGGGTAATAGCTTTTGAATACTTATCTCGTGAAACAGCACCTCGCATTGCTGCTATCCATTCAGACATGCTTATTATCTGTTCGGTAACTGCCTCATTCGGTCTTGGCGGCTCTGGATATTGTGCCAATAAAACTTTTTTGGCTATTGTATTAAGTTCTGTTTTCATCGTTGTTTCATGCATCACATTAGATAAAGCTCGACGAATATGTTCCTTCCGAACATTTTGATCTTCTGAAATCCAATTGCGCCAAGAGACAAAACGTTCTCCCACCGCCGAAGTTTGTTCAATGTATTGTTCAATCACTGGGGTAACCGCGGCAAGTATTCCAAAGGTACTCTTTATAACTCGACGAATGCCATTTCCGAAATTACGTCCGCATTCACCATCAAAAGAACCGCGGAGAATTCCCATAATTTCCCGGACTTCATGTTCTGGTAACCCTAAGAGAATCGTCCAATCTTTTACAATCAAAGTTTTTCTATGTATTTTGGCAATCAAGCTGGGATCCGCATGACCTGCAACACTCAAGCCACTAATTAAAGCAGCAGGAGTAACGCTCTCGACCATTTCAATTAGTTTTCCCCCAGAGCACGCAAGTAAAGGTTCTGTTTTATATCCTCCTGGCGGTGCTACTATATACATCCAAACCGGTGACCCCGGGATTCTATTGGCAAGTATAGTACCAAAAACTATATCGTAAATATCGGTACCTTTTTGATGTTTGCTTTTATTGTCTCCTAACAGAATCCATTTCCGAAAAGTATCATAAACTTCCTTCACCGGGATAGGGTCTACCTTCACAGATGATTCTACCGAGACAGATGCGTCTTGCTGTTGCAATGATATTGTCTGGCAATGTGCTTTTAGCCAATCGAATGCTTGCTTAGGATTACATTTGAATTGTTTTGTATAAACATCCCTGACATCAAACCCGGGAGGAGTGCCCTCTGGCCAAGCCAGTTCATCAATTTTTGAGGCAACACTTGCTAAGATAGAAATAGCTTTTTTTGAACCATTCTTACCGGCAAGATCGTTATCATATAAAAGGTAAACATGTTTTCCTATAAAATATTGGATTGCTTCATTCTTAAAGGTACCCGCACCTGGCACACCAATTACCGCAGCATTATTAATTTTGAGGGATCTAAATATTTCAATTAAGGCAATTGTATCCCACTCTCCTTCGGTCACGAATATAGTATCATAGTCTATTTCTTTTCTTGGTAGCAACCACAATCCATACATTGCTGCTTGGCACCCAGCTGTATTTTTGAAAGAAGCACCATCATAAATTTTAATGTTTAATATTTGACTCTTGTCCCATGAATAAACCGGAACAATATAGTCATCACTGGGAGTGAAGCCGATTCCCATATATTTTAAGGTTTCTTCTTTTAATCTGCGGTCCTTCGCCAAGGGTTCAAAGTCAGGATTTTTAGTTGACAATTCAACCATTGTTTGTAAAAACTTATGGTATCCCCCACTTCGACCACATATTTTGCAATCCCAAGTCTTATTCTCATGTTTTGTGTTTACGAAAAATTTTCCCTTTCCTTCGCTATCCTTCTTTTGACAAAATGGACAAGTACCAATAGAGTGTCCATCGGTATTTTTTGTTTCTTCTTTAAAGCCGTACTGCTGAAAAACTGTTAGTGGATTTTGCCCGATTGACATTCGTTAACTCCTTCAACTAACATCGTATATAGTTTGCGAAGGTGATCTGTTGTAAAGTATGCTTGGCATTCTGGACTTTTCTTTGCCTTGCTCATACCGATTTTCTTTAAAACACGCCGGTATATTTCGGCTCGCTCTAAAGGCTTAACTTTACTTTTATCCATAGGTAATCTCCTTT